CAGCAAAGCCTTCCTCTTTCAACCATATCTTTTCCAGGTGGTCTTTTAGATCTTTCAAACCTGTCTTGAGTTATTGGTGGCTTGTAGTTATCGTAAGCGATTTTTCTTTTTTTCCAAGCTTCCCATTCTGAACTTGTTCCCATGTATGCCATACCCATGTTATACTGCATAGGCTCTGGTCCTGGTGGTGGCGGCTTTGGCATATTAGATTACCTCACTTACATAGATTGTCATGTCTGGTCCATTAGATGACTTTGAATATTCTACGTGATAAACAACGTAAGAACTAGCTGTGTCAGATATGACGTTTTGACTATTAGCATCGTTTGGATCTGACTTTTCCTTATAGTCTATCTTAATCATATCACCAACTTGAATAAGAGAGTTGGCAAAGATTTTTATACCCATCATTTTCCTAGGTTTCATAATCTTTGAGATGATCCATTCCATCATATTGTTTGCAGAGTCCTGGCTTTGAATATATGGTGCTGCTAACGTAAAGTCTTTCTTTCCGTAAGTAATTCTACTATCTTTAATTTGAGAGAGGGTATTCCCTGCCTCAGTAGCTGCGGACAGCCCATTGGATCCAAATGAAATACTATTAAAATCACTCTTCTTTTTCATATACTCATCTACCGTTAGGTCGTGGTCGGACTGCTGAGTAAATGTAACGCCCTGAATTCTTAAGTAATTTCCACTAGTGCTATCTAGCACAATTGTCGAATCGCTAGTATTGAATATCATAAACTCTGCACCATAGGCATTAGCAGTAAAACCAGACACAGAGTATCCCTGGAAAGCATTAAAGGTTGGTGATAGTTTTGCGTAAAGTGCAGGATACGCCTTATCATACTTAATGTTAAACATTGCACACTCACGCATGATTGAGCCAAACTCTTCAAAGTATATATCATAGTTTGGAACTCCAGAAAAGCTTATTCCAGACAATGCTGTATCTTTAATCAAACCGCTCATAGAATATTTTCTAAGGCTTCCATTTAAAGACTCTCTGCTGTTTACACCAAATACCTCGCTAATTGCTGGTGGCGTATCGAATCCTCTTTGCTCTCCCTTATCGTCAAATCTACTCTTAATAGCATATACGTTTTCAAACATGCACTTTGAAGATCCTCTAACAAATAGTGCTATGTTTTGAGTTACTGGCAAAGCCTCTGTGTCTGTTACCTTGGCTACAAACTTATCGTTAATATATAGGTAGAACTCTATCTGATTCTTCTTATCCTTTACTTCTCTATACTCTACCGCAATATCGTTAACAGCAGCATTAGGTTCACCTGTCATCTTGTATTGACCAGTAAAGCCTCCGTCGTCAACGGTTATTTGGGTTTTTCCTTTCCAAAGAACAATTGGGATTGCATCGGCGGTGCGAGTTTTCCCCTTTTCTCTTTGAATCTTGTAAAAGAAAACATTGTAGATTTCTGTATCCTTATTATCGCTTGTGTATAAGCTGTCATAGGCGAGTAGGCTGTTGTCTGTTAGTGCCACTACCTCCATGTAGTATCCCCTGTTTGTCGCTGGATCAACCATAATTCCAAGACCGCCAGAAGATCCAGCCACAGATGTAACATTCTTTAATCCAGTATCCGCTTTAACGTCTAAGAAATTCATGGCACCTGTAGGATTTTGAGTTCCATCACTACTTCCAAGCTCTCCCACAACTCTCATTCTAGTTCCAAAGTGTCGGTAAGAGCTTTCTGTTCCCATATTCTTGTGAACATAAGAAACATATTTAAGTGGTTTTTCTGATGTTCCAAATACTGGTCCACTCATTACCAAGGCAGATGCCTGAACTGTTCCAGTAATAGATATGTCATTCTTATTTAGAACATCTTCTGAAATATTTCTTGAAGACCCGATTGATCTAATTATTCCTGTCACATATGGCTTTTTGTCTAGAACTTGTCCAACTGGAACCAGGTCATCAACCACTGTGTCTGGAACTGTTCCGCCAGCAAACAGAAGTTTTGTGTTCATCTGGAAAGCTTTCTTTGCGGCATCAGTAGTCCATTCTTCTTTAAGACCTGCTGAATGATAGGCGATTGGTGTGGAGAACTGCATACGACCATGCCTAGCAACAGCAGCCATATTGACATAAGGATTAACCTGATTCATGCTGGCTCTTCTAACAATGGGAACATCTGTATTTGGATAATATGGCTTTGACGTATCTATAGAACCATCTTTATTATAATATGGCTCTACAAATATTCGGACCTCTCCTGTTGGATACATTTTTCCACCAAACGGCATTTTGCTAAAATAGTTAGAGTATTCTTCGGCATCACGAATCCAGAATAGGTTGGATCTTTCTTTTGCGTTAAAGTTTATTTCGCCTGAGATTAGATGTGGCGAGCTTACGGCAAATGTGGTTGAGTTGTATATTTCAGTAACTACAGCGTCTGAGACAAAGCATCCAAGACCAGCATCTCCATCGTCTTTAGTAAGCACTTGACCAATGGACATTTTTGATGTTGTTCCATAACTAAGAGTTACTGTACTTTGTCCAGCAACAATGGTAGCCTCAAGATTAGTCACTGGCATTGTTGGAATGTTATATCTAACAGCATCATACTTAATAACCTCTCCAGCAGAATAGAAATATCCATTGTATCTTGGAAGCCAATATACAGCCTCTCCAAGATCAATGGTGTTATTCTCTATTTCTCCAGTTGTTTTATTTACTCCTGGTACAGCATTTGTCAAATCTGTCTTTAGTGGGATAGCGGCTAGTGAGTATTTAGACTGAACTCCACCATTATCGTTGAGTGGTCTAACCTGTTCTTGTGGTGCTACCTCCCAAAGAAGAACAGGCTGATAGTACCAAATCTTTTCTGAGTTTAGCAAGCTTGCTTCCTGTAAGCTTCCATAGCTTCTCTGAATATACTTTGTCGAATACTGAATCTTTCCATCGTTAAACGATTCGGAGTTTTCTGAAGATATGTCAACAATATTGGCAGGAAGAACAGGATTCTCACCATTCAAAATTCTGCTGTTCTTAATGATTCCAGACTGCTCTGAGTCAGCAGATCCTCTGATTGTGATTGTTCCTGCCTGAGATGCTCTTCTTGAGGATAGCATGTATTCTCTACTCATAACAACGAAGTTATTGTATTCGTCAAAGAACATTGCTGACTGTGTTGATATTGCAAGTGCCTCTAATACCTGGACGATATTCTGATCTGGACCTACAAAGAAGTATGGAATTACTGCCTCTACCTCATCTGGCTCTCTGTAGAATATGTAGTTTGAGAATCCAATTGAGTCTAGCAATGATGCAACAGCAAAACTTACGGATGCGTTTGGCACTAAGACTTGAGGAGAGTTTGAAGACTCAAACAAGAAGAATAAATCTCTTAGACTTAGGCTAACAGATCTTTCTGTATGGTTGGTCTGAGGAAGTCCGTCAATATACATTGTCTTAAGTGGAACGTGATAGCTAATTCCATTATCGTCGTAGATAACGTCGTATATCTTAATCTGTAGGTTGTTTGATGGTATAGAGTAATTTCTGGTATCTCCAGAATATGTGTTTAGGATGCTGTTCTTGTTGTGAATATTAAAAGCCATGTCGTAGTCAAATAGTGATAATGACCCTGTGGATGCCAGCAGTCTTCCAATAGGAAGTCCATCTGTTCCCAGGTCTGCAGAACTCTTATTAATAGAAAAATCTTTTGTCTTATCTGACAGGTCAACAACTAGTCTTGGTGACATTTCGATTAGGTCGAATGGTGTGTCGGATGTATTCATTGTGTCAACCACTAAGCGAATTCCGTGAATATACTGAAACTCTCTGTAGATGATGTTGTCGTTTTGGTCGGTATATGATGGGGCAGAGGTTAGGTCCTTTACGTATGCCGTCTTGCTTGATGGTGTTTCTGAGCCAACATACCAGCCATATTCTGGAATAAAAGAGTAGTAGCCAGCAATTGGGTGATGACCATCTGAATTTTCATTGTCTACGCCATCCCATACATAATACTTTCCTACAGAGTTTCCTTCTTTAACTAAATAAGTATACCCAGGAATTGACTCTACAGGCAAGGAGTTAACTGAGGAATACTCTTCTGCAAAGACAATGTTCATTGCTGATATGTCGTAGTTGCTAGTAGTGTATAGAAGACCATACGAAAACTCTATGTATCCATCGTCACCGATAAGTGCTGGGTTTGTTAAGGATACTGCCGTATTCCAGTTATTTTGCTTGTCTAAATACTGAACCCTCCAGACTTTAGGAACTGTTTTATTCTCTAGACCTACAAACGGATCTTTAATATTGCCAAAAGTTTTATACTCGTCTGTTTCTTTAGCTACGTTTGTCTGCATTTTAACCACAATTCTATTAGCTGGAACATGGTTGTTGTAAACTACGAATGGGGCAGCATCGTCGATATATTTATTTGTAGCATCAATCTTTGAGATTCCTCGCTCTGCGGTGAAGTCATACAGAGCAACTACTCTACCTATTTTTGAAGCGTAGCTAGAATCTATCTTTATATTTCTCCACATCTTATCTGCGTATAGTTTATTACTAATCTTAAAATATGTGCTTGTAGAATCTGTAACAATGATTCTGTCAGAGATAGACTCTACTGGAATGTTGGTTTCTGTTACAGTTCCGTCTTTGATTGATATTACCTGACCAACACTAAATACGTTTGAGTATCCTGTTAGATATGTATATTTGATGGTTCCAGTTACGCCAGTAATCTTTCCGCCAGATGTGTAGGTTGCGGTGAATGTTGTTGGTGCTTTTACAACAACTGTGGTCTTTGTTGCAGATACTACATCTACGTTAGTGAGGTTAAATGCTGATGGGGTAACATTTGTAATTGATACCTGCTGTCCTTCGGTAAAAGTATTGTTTACGGTATAGGTAACTGTGGTTACCCCAGATGCCGTTACTGCTACTGCACCAGTGATAGTTTCTTCTTTTAGCTCTACGTCAATGCTTGCTACTTCTGCCAGAACATCTGCACCAGCATTATTGCTTTCTTTTCTAAATGAAGTCCAATACTTAAACTTGTCATCCTTGTCTGCAATATAGTATCTTGGTCTAATGAAAGTATTCTTGTCGTTTTCTATTCCAGAAATATATCTACCCTGGAACATTGTGAGCTTGTTGATACCTGAGCGTGGTCTAAACTTTTGAAAGCAGTCTTCTAGAGAATAAAGAATGTTTGTCTTTTGATTCTTAGACAGGAAGGTAATAGGGATACCTGTTTCATTATATCCTCCGTCTGTGATTACGTCAGACTCTGTGAAACCCAAATACTGCTTGTCTGCTGTAGATATAGTTTCTTCTACAAACTTGTTAGCAATAGTAAAGCCACCCTGTGACGGTCTATTCTTGTAGTTTCCAACAAGTTTGATATTGTCAAACATGTTAAGATTCCACTCAGCAATTATTTGAGATTGTGTGTGAATAGTATTTGCAGAGTCTACGTATTCTAATAGTGTCGTTTCACTGCCAACAATGTTGGTATTAAACATTATGCCTCTTCCAGCGTAAGGCTAATGTTCCAGAAGTCATAGCTGTTCTGAGTAGTTCCTCCACGCTTTTCAATAGAGTAGTTGAAGTCAGATATATACATTTCGATTACCTGACTGTATTGCTTCATGTGGGCATAGGATGTAACGTCATCTCCGAATGCTGGATGGTTATCGTATGCCAAGTAAACCCAGAATGGTCCAATGTGATTATTATACCAATCTAAGATTTCTGCACCTGCAGCACCATTATCTGTTGTGTGTGATAGATATGGAAGCTCTTCTGTTCCTGCCCCTGGTTTTCCAGTAGAAGAATTGAACGCTGTAGGTCTATTAGATGCCCTTGATGGCAACATGTCCCAAGATACGCTGATGTTTAACTTGTCTGCAACATGGTATGAACGCATACGACCATTAATCATACGCTCACGCTTTTCAATACGGTTGACTTGAAATGCCATTGGAGATCTATTGTCATCTGTCAGAATAATGAAGTCTTGGTATTCTGTGCCATCTGGAACATATACCTGGGTCTCTCCAAGGGTCTGAAGAGTTCCAGAATTGTCTGCCCAGAGCATTCCTTGCGGACGCTGGTATTTAATTCTACCATTCATGTAAGCTGCTGAAGCCATTAGTATCTATTACTCCTTGTTGTCTGGGCATCAATTCTCTGAATTTGAGCCATAACAGTTCTAGCAATATCATTAGGGTCTGATGCAGAGCTAACGTTTACGCTGATACTGTAACTATTACTATTATACACGGAATCGCCTACGGATGTTTGGCTGTTAGCTGAAGCACTCTGTAGTGCCTGACCACTGTTAATTGCCTTTAGATTATCTACCCCAAAGTTTTGAACAGCAGAGCGACTCATAACAAATTCACCAGGGGTAAGCATAGCAGGAATAGTGTCTGTTCCACTAGCATATCCACCAGCATTAAAATAGGAAGGCTTAATCTTAGAAACCATTCCACCATTAGCAAGGGTAGGTCTTCCTTCGGAATCGAATGTTTGAAATCCCTTAGATCCTAATGGGTTTCTGAAGTCCATTCCTGTCATCTCTTGCAGATAACTTGTTCCAAATAGATAATCTGAAATTGCAGCAAACTCTGGACCACCCAATACGCTAAAAGCTCTTCCAAATCTTGAAAATAACTTTGATACTGATTTCCACATATTTGGTGATGTTGGATCTATTCCAGGAGCGGCTTCATAGGTTCTTCTTCTTTGAATGTCTTCTAAGAATGATTGTGGAGATGATGACTTTGAGTAACCCCTAGCCTTATCTATTTCTCCATTTTTTTCTTCATTTCTAATTTTTCTATAGGTTTCAGCCCTCTCCGATCCCCAAAGAATTTCATTCAAGCCTAGGCTTGCCTTGTTCTTACTGTCAAGGTCTATGTGGTATGTCTTAGAGCCGTCTTTAGCAGTTGAAACCTTTCTAAGTTTTATGACTTGACCTCTAGCAAGTAAGCCGTCCACTACATTTGACTCTGGAGAATCTAGCAGAGGGTTCATGTCTAGAATTCCAGGAACATCACTCTTTACATTAAATTTAATTAATGGAGATTTGTTAGATGGATCATAGTATCTTCCACCAGTATTAATTGTTCCATCTCTCATACCCTCTACAAAATCTACAAAAGTTCCATTTCCAATATCCGCCTTTTGGTTTGGTGTGGTAATTGACAGGAACTGGTCAAGAATCGCACTCTGACCAGGCTTTAGCAATGACAGAGCCTTAGCGTCATGTGTATTTGCTACCCTAAGAATGCTAGACCCAGCAGGAATGGATAACTTGTTTCTGGATATAAGGTTATCTATTCTTTTTCGAGCCATATCCTGAGTACTATTGTGAAGGGTAAGTGGTCTCTTGATGTACTCCGCCATAGTCCATTTTTCATCAGCATCTGCGGAACCAGGTCCAACCCTGCCACCATCTGCATACTTTCCAACCATGCCACCCATGGCATAAGCTCCGCTTGCAAATGGAGACCTGGATTGTCCAGGAAGGTTAGGCATTCCCATACTGCTTGTTCCAAGTAGAGCGTCAGCAAGGAACATTCCTTCTGGACCGCCAATTCTTCCAAGGGTTCTTAGTAATCCAGAAAGCATACCTCCACGCACTCTACCACTTGGTCCATAAACCTTTGTCTTTATTCCAGAGTTACGCAATTCATTGAAAACATCTCGTGCGGCATCGTCTGAACTGTGGACACGAATCTTTGCAATTTCGTCTAGAGTAAATCCACCAGGAGTCTGTGTTTCAAAATATCTTGGCTTGTTGTTAATAGAATATGCGTTTTCGCCTATCTTGTTTGTGCCAAATCTCATGTTAAGTCTATCCAGAGCTGCTCTCTTAAGAATGTCTGATTTCTTTCCAGATATTGGCACTGGACCAAAGTTATCTCTTCCAAACAATCCATTTCTAGCATATGTCTCTAGGGTATCGCCAGTATAGAATGTTGATCTATTTTTTACTCTGTTTTTAGTGATAAGAGATATGTCACCATATCTGTCTAGCTGATCTGAGTTAATATCTGATACTAGGTTAAATCTCTTTCCAGTTTTTCCTCCTAGTGTTCTGTTAAGGCTTTCCAAAATCTTTGAGTCTGTAACCAATGACCCATACGTTGGTCTTGCTTGTGGTTTAGCTGATTTAGGTATTCCAAGAGCATCTGCCTCCATATTAAGTCTGGTCCACTTAGCTCTTGAGTTTTCGTTTACATCTTTAAAGTCTTCTCCAGAACCAGTTTCAAATGCGTTCTTGTATCTTCCATCTCCAGCAATCATAGACATAAGAGCATCTTGGGTTGTTCTTGCTGCAAGCTTTGTTCTCTTTAGCATTTGTGGTAGAAGTAGGGATGCAGACTTAGATGGCTGTATGAATTTTTTACGTTCATTATTTCTGAAAGCACGTAGACGTTCTACTATACCACCATCTGCAAAGTGAAGTCTAGTAGAGGTGTTGTTAGAAAGCGTTGGATAGATATGACCATCCATTATTATCTTTTCAATTCTCTTCTGTTCTTTATCTAACTTAATTGGCTTATCAGATAGCAAGCTATCATCTAGTCCAAATGACTTCCAAATACTGTCAAAAGCTGCTGGTCCGTATAGAGACTTAATTGATTTTGCAAATGTTTTAGCTTCTTTTTGATCAAGACCATTCCATGGTCCGTATGTTCTATTTTGAATAAGTTCTTGCTGTGTAAAGTTGTGTGCTCCTTCGATAGATATAAAGTCTTTTTCTCTATAGTCATTCGCTGGACCCTTGATGAAACTTTCTAACTTTCTTCTATTTTGCATAAGAACCTTGTAGTAGACAAAAGCATCTTGTGCCGAGTGGAAGGCATATTTACCTGGACCTATTTCTCTAAATGCATTAGTTGGCTCATATGAGTCCGTAAAACTATTATAGATAGCACCTGGCAATGCACTTACCTCTTTATAGTTTCCATCATAATTAAAGTAGTCTGGAGTCATGCCCTCATTGGTTTTAACATTTGGAACATTATAAAATAGTGAAGCTTTATGTTCGCCAAGCCTAAACTTGCTTAGTTTCTTTTTATCGCTTCTATCTACAACAGGTCCTGGCAAAAGACCCTGCCTGATTCTATCTGCTCTATCTGCCATCCTAGCATTTCTAGGTACTACCTTGCCACCCTTAGCAAATCTTCTAGCGAATCCACCAATACCAAACTTTTCAGCGTGGTTCATTCTGTCAAGGGTATCTACACCAAGAGCCTTTACAGCCTTTGCTCTAATTACATATTCTCCATTAGAAAGCATAGCTGGAATATCATCGCTAGTTCCAGTTCCTGGACCCATTACGCTACCGCCTGGACGATAGTGGTTAATCATTCCACCAGTAGCAGCGTTCTTTGGCTTCTTGTTTACAGCCCAGAAATTAATTTTTGCAATCTGCTCTTCTAGAACTGCAATCTTTCCCTCAAGGTATGAACGTGTTCTTCCTAGTGGGTCGGTAACCGCATCTAGTTCCATCCGACGTGCTGCATCAAGGTTGTCTCTCTGTCTTTGAATCTGTAAGTTCTGTTCGTTAGCTCTCATTGTTTGTGCTGCACTAGCCGCTGCACCAATATCACCACGAGATAGAGCATCTGCTAGGTCTAGTTGGTCACGCTGTTGCTGAGAGATCTGATCATTAAGTTCTTGAACTTTATCAAGTGCTTCAATACGCTTGTCATATTTTTTATTAATTTTTTCTTCTGCAATAGCTATTAGGTCTATTCCTGCCTGATACTTGTCAATCTTTTTATTAGCTGCAGTTATTCTTGGATTTTCTCCGTCACCAGGTGGTGGAACTACCTTTTCGGCTGCAGGAATATTTCCTATTAGAGCCTGTAGATCAGCCTCAAGTTTATTTGTTGGCAAACCAAGAGTTTCTGCTGACTTGATAGCATTTATCAGTGCTAGGACTTTTTCTACGTTTGCTCCGCTTGCAAGTGCCAGAACTCCAGCAAGCTGACCCCTAACGCTTTTTATTCCAGATATTGTCTTAGCAATTTCTGGGTTAGTTACTGAAAGTTGACGAATTAAAGTTTCAACCAAAAGTGGTCCCTGGTCAGATCTACTAACTGTATTAATTAATTCGTTTACTCTATCCTGATATTGAGTCATTGTTATATCTCCACGGTCCAGTGCAGACTCTAGTGCATCAAATGTTGAAGATATAGACCCAGACGCAGTGCTTAGGGCATCGGTAAATGCTGGATTATTCTTTAAAAAGTTTTCAATATTGGTGTTTACTTGTTTAAGATATCCTGAATACTTGGCAATTGCTGTATCATCTCCAGCAGCCATTGATTCTTCTAGCTTGCCCTGTATGCCGCCCTTGATCTCTAGAAATTGTTTATAGGCATCTTGCATTCTATATTGTGGCAACATGTCAAGAGCACTTACTGGTGAGATGTTGTCTATTGGTGTAACATTTACTCCAGCAAGCATGGCTTGTTCGTTTGCAACGTATAGATCTCTAATTATACTGCTTTCAGTATAGGTCTGACTAGAGAATGATTTTAGCATAGCTAGGCTATCCTCAACAGCCTTTTGTGCTGCTTGTCTTCCAACATCTGTAGTTACGTCAACAACGGCAAATTGAAGGTTTATGTCTGTTCTTCCTGCCTCGTCTTGAAGAGCTTTTACAATTACAGAAATCTCATCTTTAGCAAAATCTTTAGAAAGACCTAATGAAAGATTGCTAATTAGTAGATTTGCATTATCTGTGCTGGCTGTTTTTAGTTCATCAATAATTTCTTTGTAATTCTTTTTAAAGTCTTCGCTTTTTCTCATCTCTGATGCTGCCATTGACATTGGGTCTGTGATTCCTTGGTCTGCCGTGGCAGTGATAGATGATATATAAGAACTTGTTGTTGCTTTTCCAAAAAAGTCTCCAAAGAATGATTTATCTTCTTTAGACATATTTGCAGCTTTTGCCTGTGCTTTTATCGACTTGGCTCTTTGTCTTTCAGCCTCTCCCAGTTTATCAACAACAAAGGCGAGTCCTGTAAGTGCAGTAACAGCAATACCTATACCTGGCAAGAATCTCGCAATCCCCAATGCAAGTTTTGGAAACATTGAAGCTACTCCAGCAACTTGTGCTCCAATTCCAACCATATTTGCAACATTCTGATCTGGAATAACAGATGCAGCGAGACCACCAGCCATTGCAATTCCAGTTCCTACTCCAAAACCTCTCATGCCACCGACATACTTGGCAGCTCCTGCGGTACGTCTATTTTGAGAGGCTTTTCCAAATCCAAACAAAGATGGCTTCTTGTTCATAGATGCTTTTCTCTCGGCACCCTTAGCCTTTCTAGCCTTTTCATCAATCTTCTTTTGGTCTCTTACTGCCTGAATTTGTTCTTGGGTAGGGTCAACAGTTCCATAGAGTCTGAGCATGTTGGCTTCTTGTGCCTGGGACTTAGACCTTTTATTTGCAATTGTTGCTCTACGTTTTTCGGCAGCCTGTGCTTGAATTGCATCATATTCTGCTAGGACACGCTTCTGCTTTACTGTTAGCTTTTTATTAAGCTTTCTTTCTTCTCTTGCTCTAGTTAAATATTCTTTTGCAGTTTCTTTAGAAGACTTGGCTACTGACTCATCAGCTTGTGCTGTTTCTTTCTTTGCCTTGGTTGAACGCCTTGTTGCTTCTATCTGCTTTTTACCCTCGGCAACCTCGGTCTGTCTCTGTCCCTGTTTTGATGCTGCAGTCTTTAAGAACTCATCTCGTTCTGACTTCTCAGCATTTGCTAGTTCTCTGGAAACACTTGAAACTGCCTGATCCTGGTATCTTCTGTTAGATTCTTCTGAGAAAGTATAGCCTCTCTTTGCTATTTCTTCCTGATTATAAAACTTTCCCTTTGCTCTTCTTTTCAGAATTCTTTGTGCACCAGTGTATTTAAATTTTTCAAGCGGTGTTGTAGCGTTTTCAACAGCAAGCCCCATGATCTTTTCTGCAACTGCTCTTTGCTTTTGAGTGACAACGTGACCACCCTTAAATATTTTCTTGGCAATGCTGTCAACCTCTTTGGGATCCATGTCCAAAGAGGTTGATATAGTTTGTAGTTTTTCTGCGAACTGTGCCTTAACCTTGCCGCCTGTTGAGGAAGCACTTCCGCCCATCTTAAGATCATTAATAGACTTATTAATAACTCCGTAGTCAGCGAATAGATTCTTTGGTCTCCAGTTTTTAAACGATCTTGATGCTCCAAATCCAATGTCTCTTGATGTTGTGTCCTCGTTTAGGTGAGAGGCATCGACTCCAAGATAATTTTCTCTGATTCTCTGCTTTTTGCTTTGCTCACTATTAAGATCGATTCCCATTTCGGCAGCTAGACTTTCTAGTATTGCAAGCTCTTCATCTCTGCCCTGCCATTTCATGTCTCTTGACTGTTTCCTAATTGCATCTGGTGCAAACTCTGTCTTGGTCTTTTTCTTTAGCCTTGCACCAAGTGCTCTTTTGCCAACGCTAAATCCAGGAATATTTCCATCAATAAGTGAGTTTACTAGGTCTGGGTATTTGGCAACATTCTTTGCAGGAATAATGGCTTCTCTATTAGATACTCTAGCAATAATAGAATCTGAGGTTCCAGTTCCAGGACCACGGATAATTCCACCATTGGCAAATTTCTTTGTAGGTCCTGCTTTACCCTTGCCACCTGTAGCGACAGGCATTAATCTTTGAGATGCTAGAACAGCTCTTTCGTATGCTGAGGCAAGCTTGTTTACAGAACCTGCCTCTACATTAAATGTTTGAATAAGTTTTCCATGAACCTGGTCAAGAGAGGCGGCAACAGCCTTAGCCTTGATCTGCTCTTCTGTCATGTATCGTGTTTCTTGTCCCAGGATTTCAGACGACGTTTGAACTCTATTAAACATGCTCTTTAAAGCAGCAAAACCTTTAATAAGGTTGGCAAAGCCGTTGGCTACAAGACCAAAGGTCATTAGCAATACTGGACCTAGACCTGCAACAATGCTAGTAAATCCAACTATAAATGTTTTTGTTCCATCACTAAGACCATTAAATGCTTTTAGTATACCGTTTACCCAGTCAATAATTGGTGTAACAAACTTCATAAATGCTTCACCAATTGGTGCTAATTGAGTCTGGAAGTCTTGAATTGCTTTTTGGAACTTGTATAGTGGTGAAGATGATAGCTGTCTAAGTTCTCGTGCTGCTAGAGCAGCCAACTCTATTGAAGACTTTTGAGCAAGCTGTGCCGTTGTTGCTGCTTGGCTAGAATCACTTGCAACGTTTTTCATCAGAGTGGAGATACGAGCAAACTGGAACTTGCCGAATAGTTGCTCAATCGCTTTTGCACGGTTTAGAGGATCTAACTTGTCAAGTGCTTTGGCAAACTCTGTTACTGTTCCACGAACATCTCCCTTGTTTGTTTTAACAATCTTTTCTAAGTTAATACCAAAACCCTGTAGCATTTGTTTTGCTTTACCTGTTGGATTAATCATTGCTGCAAGACCAGACTTTAGTGCGTTAGCACCTTCGGATGCATTAATGCCACCTTCACGCATAGCGGTTAGGAAGAATGCTAAGTCTTCTACGTCTCCACCAAGTTGTTTAATAACTGGACCAGCTTTTGGAATAGCGATTGTGAGGTCTTCGATGCTTACTGCTGTCTGGTTTTCTACAGCGTTTAGGAAGTTAATCTTTTTACCGAGATCTTCTGCTGCTGTTCCAAATGTATCTGTTAGACTAATAGTAGTTTGCAATGCTTGCTGTTGTTCTACCTGACCAAGTACGGCTAGTTTCGAAGCCTGTTGTACCTGACCAAGAAGGTCTGCACCAGTCTTACCCATTGCTGCAGCCTTAGATGCCATCTCCATGGTATCGCTAACTGCAAGCCCATACTTTGTAAACTCACCAGCTAGTCTTCTAATACTTTCAGCCATGGCATCTGTGTCTTTAGCACTTGTAGAGAGATCTCCGTATACACGCTTAAAAGAAATTATTTGCTTTTCCATGTCAGAGAAGGCTTGCATTGCTTTACCAGCAAAAATTCCCAAAGGAATTGTAAAACCAACCATAAGCTGACGACCAGCCCACTGAGTATTCTTACCCCAATTGAGCATCTGGGTTGAACCCTGCTTTAGCAGTTGATTGAGAAGTTGCTGCTTCTGTGCAGCAATAGCAGTCTTGGTCTGAAGGTTGTTCATGTCAAGAGCAAGTGGTCTTACCTGAATAGCCTTCATTGCACCATTGGCATCACGACCTAGTTTAATGTATTGTGTTTGTAAACTCTTTACTCGCTCTACCGCAACTTTTTCAATAGTTGCAAATTCTCTAGCAAAACTTCTACCAAATGATTTTGATGCTCCACCTGCATAACGGAAATACTCACCCATTGTGAGCTTGTTCTTTTCAAGTGCGTTTGTAAAAGACTCTGCAGTTGTTTTTACTGTGGTCATGCTGGCAGCGAATTTGCCAGTCGCATTAATGTTGTCGATTAGTGATCTCTGTACCCCAGCAGCCTGTGCTCTTTGGGTTGGACCAAGCCTGGAGAGTTGTGTATGAAGGGCTGACAATTCACTCTGCAGGGCTTTAAGACCTGTCAGAGCTTTTGATGTGTCAATATTTAAGCCAATATTAGCCTGTACATCATCAGCCATTCATAAACACCTCTTTACTTATTTTATTATAGGTTAGGACCTACTGAACCAGTCATGTCGATTCCTGAAGCGGCTTCGATAATCTGGTATACGGTTGGGAGGTCTACTAGATCTTCCAATCCCTTTGCATCGACCACTAGGTCTGGTGCATACTGCTTTAGTGCAATGCCAACACAGTCGATCAACAGGTCCATCGACTTGTCGTTATCTTCTGCTACTGTTGCTAGTCCATCAAACTTCTTCATAAATTCACGAAGTAGTGAGATCTTTAGTGGACGAGCTGATAATTCTGTTCCGTTGAGAAGTGTAATCTTCTTCTCTTCATTTACGGTTACTGCCATGATATCCTCCTATAGGTTATAGTTTATTATACCATAAATGATTTTACCATTTTTCGTAAGATAATCCATTACCAATACCAAAGCCAGCCTTAGCAGCGTTAGCACCCTGTAGGGAAACAATGTCATTTGGATCTCCTGTTTGTCCTTTACTGAATACTCTAGCCTTCATTGCTTCCCATGGATTGTCTTCTTCTTTGCCAGATTGAGCATCTAGGTCTACCCCCTGGATTGCAGCAAAAAACTTCTTTTCCTGATAATCTAGCTCTCTTTTTGCTTCAAGCGTTGCTGTTAGTTCTGGTAGCGATAGCGACATTTCTAGTTCGTCATAGTCTTTCCAGATACCAATAAGAAACGCTTCGGACTCTAGTTTTGCTAAATCAAACTTATCCCAGGTATTGTCGCTATTAACAGCTTGTTCTTTTACTGGCTCATCTTTCTTGCTTTCGTCAATCTTGATACCTGCTGCTGCATCTACTATCTTATAGATTGCTTTAATATCAAAGTTATCTTCTACGTCATCTACAGTTTTAAATGCTGGATGATATTGCTGCATTGCAATCTGTACACACTCAGTTAGTTGTGATATTGCTTCCATGTCGTCCTCTGACGTTTTTACAGATTGAAACTTTTGCATAAATTGTCTTAGGTATTTAATCTTAAGTGGTGCTAAAACTATCGTAAGACCATCTACTGTGTCTACGTATTCTACTTTATATATATTAGTTGCCATTAGTCTAGTATAACAAAAACTACCCCCACCGAAGTGAGGGTAGTCTTATCACTGTTTAGTTATTTGGTTAGACAGCTGTTGGCTTGCCTGGGGCGTTGCTAGATGCGTTGTTTGCACCGTATGTACGGTCAACGATCTTACCGTATGAGCCAGTGTCGTTTGGAAGTAGTCGGAATGATACCTCAAACATAGTTGCCTCATCACGCTTCGCAGAGATCGTTACGTTCTCAATTGAGAGTGCACGATACGCTACGTAGATACGCTCAATTTCGTTGCCTGGTTCGCAGTCTCCTGATCCAGGACCAACTGCAACTAGACCACGCTCTACTGGGCACTCGCCTAGCTGACCTGCTGAGATATCTAGAACGTCTTCTCCGTCGAAAGCTCCTGTAGTAGGAATGCTTGCGTCAGAATCTGGACGTGCGATAGCCAATAGTAGGTTTTCTAGTGTAGCTTCAGCGAAAGCAGTGTTCAGGTTAACCTGCATACCCTGCTTGTATAGCTTTGCCACGTCAAGAACCTGATCAACTCTAACCTCACCGAAGTCAGGCTGGAACTGAAGCTCTAGACCATTCATTGTATAACCAACGTTACGGAAGTCCGCATCGTTTGTTAGTGTGTGCTTGTAACTCTCTGTTGGAGTTGTTGGCGTTGGAAGATCGTCTTCAATCATTTCACCACCGTTGAACGTAAATAGAGCAGCTGCACCAACGATAATGTTCTTATTTGAACCACGTGTGTAATTTGCCATTATTTTTCACCTCTTTTCATAAAATAATGGGTGTGTTTCCTCTTTATAAGTATAACACTCATTTTGAATTAATCTTGATTGACGATGTGGTAGTCAAACTCTACAATCATCTTGTTACCGCCATAGGTTCTGGCTGTTCCAAAGTCGATAATATCTCTGACTTCCTGTAGCTGATAAAGCTTAAAATTGTGAAAATAGAAGTTAGGCTCTAGGGTTTCGCCTTCTACTATAATGGATCCTTTTTCTTTGCACCAAGCATTTAACTCTTCTGCGGTTTCATCTGCTCTGTCCATCAGACGTAGCACCTTTTCGGTAACCTTAACCATATTAATAATTGAGTTTTCTGCAGTTGCATAGAAGTAGTAAACAAGTTGCTCGCACTTGATGTGTGGGAAAGGCTTTCTACGCATACGAATAAGTCTGTCGTATGTACACATTACACCACCTACTGGAAAGTATTCTGTTAAGTCATTAATTGTAGATGGGGTGGTTGGAAAAAATGGCACTGTGCTAAACCCCAGGTCTTGCAACTGCTCCTGCAGGTATGCGTTTACCCATAGGATTGGCGTATTTAAAATTGATGTTTGACTCATAGGTCTATCCTTCCTGCGTTACTTATCCAGCGATACCCTGCCTTGTAGCCAATAGACTTTCCAGCCTTTGAGCCAGTTGACAGGTATCTTTTGAAAAGTGACATATCTTTAATACTATCAGATATTCCAGTAACTTGCAAGAATGACTGGTTAAAGTATCTGTCAAAGAACATGTTAAATGTTTCTTCGTATCCGTTTTGCACGGCATCTCCACCTGGGTTCTCTATGTATACTGGATTCTTTGTAAAAACTTTTTCTCCGTTGTCGTCAAATGCTAGGACGGAAGCCCTCTTGGGTCTAATAACTACTGGGATGCCGTTTTCCATAATCCTAGCCTTGTCGTAAAACGGTGTTGACGAACCAGCCTTTACTGAAGAAGATTGTCTGAATGATGAGTTTATGCTAAGACCAGAGCCAGTTGCTGTATACTCAATGTCGAATAGTCTTGCATCTGGTGAGCCAGTCTGATACCATTCGTATACGTGATGTAGCTTCTGTGGATCCATTCTGGCATTTAGGTCTATAAAGTCTTTTAGCATCTCTACTGTAGTCTTACCAATATTATCAATCATTGCTTGCTTACCAGCTTTGGTTCCGTCTAGAAAGCCAATTGAATAGTTTATGACATTCTTCATTTCATTCATAAACTGCTTGTCGTCAAACTTGATTGTTATCATACATCTACCGCCTGGTTTTCAGATCTACGGATAACAACGTTGTAGTATTCTGTTCCACCAAACGGACCGACAATCGGAGTGCTAGTTGCAATCTCAAAGATAGTTGACTTACCAGAACGAATTCCTGCAGACTCATTGTAAATACTGTTACCCTGAGCATCTCTAATGTTTGCCAAGACTACGTTCGTCATTGAGTATGACTCATTTTCTGATTGAGTTAGGTCGTTTCTAACTCTTCCAATAAGAACTGTATCGATGCTTATGTTTGCGTTTGTGGTGATATCTTCTTTGTATTTTCTACCTGCTGGTCCGAAGAAACAGGAAATGGTTCTGTCTAGGACCCATTGCTTTTTAAGATTGCCATAGCCACCAACCTCAACGATTGGATAATAAACGTCTACAAGTAGTGGATAAATAAAGTCTGTTGATTCGCATAGCATTATAGAATTCCTGGCTTGAATACATTACCCTTGTAGTTATCAAGGATTCTGTCTACCATCAAGTTTCCAGTGCCTCCTAAAAATGCTGGTGCGAATTTAATATCGAACTGATCGGTATTATATTGAGTAACAAATCTCTTCCAGTATTCATTGCGTCCACACTTTAGGTCGTCAATAAGCATAATTGCTGCTTGCTCTACATCTGGTGGAACAGCCTTATAGCCTACGTCAAGAATAAAGGTGTAGTCATACCCATTTGGGAATACGCTTCCTTTTCTGCCATAGAATCCTAGGTCTCCTGCACCAACTGGAATTCTTGGGGCAGCACTTTCTAGTCTATTAAATGTTCCTGTTTGTCCACGATAGATTGCTGAGTTATCTAGTGTAATTGCAAATGTTGTGTCCCAGATTCTTTGTACCGTTCCAAACTCTGTGCCAGGTGTGCTGTATGTGTCAAGTTTGATTTTGAACTCTGTTGAATTTTCTACTGAGTCTACTTTGAAAGTTCCATTAAGAATTTCTGGTGTAAATCCAGAAAATGTGATGCTGTCTCCTACTGCAAAATTATGTGGGGCAGTTGTCACGATTAGCGTATAGCCACCTGGGTTAGATGATGCTGTGTCTGTTACAGAAAGAGCTACATCTTCTCCGTTATAAACAAGAACGTTATTCTCATATGCCTTTAGGACTCTCTTGGCATTATGCCAAATTGGGAAATAGTCTGTTCCCTGACCTACCTGCATAATTACCTGCTTGTGATTATAGAACCCTTCTCCTGTTGCAGAATCATTGCTAAGATAAGCATCCATCATTGCTCTTGCAATAATTTCTAGTCTTTTATATTCTGCAATCTCTGATGCAGTTGTTCCCAACATAGATGGGTCTACATATGGTCTATAGACTGTTAGGTTTGAATCAATTACAATTTCTCCAAACAAATCTGTGTCATATACCCTGAAAACAAAGTCTCTGTCAAACTGAACCTTTGCTCTTGGTAGAACATATTCTATCGTAGAACCTACTGAAGACGTTACCTCGGTAGTTTCAAAAGAGTGGTCCACTACATCCTCAACGTAGATTACATACGTGTGGTTAGCCTCTGGTACGTCCCAGGTGGTTGTAATTGGATATGGTGGTAACCTTAATACTTCCATTAGTTGCCGATGGCTCCTCTAATTTCTTCTGGTGTTGCTAATCTAACGTGAATACGCTTTAGCCACTGATCAGCCTGATCTTTAGGCATAATATTGTATCCTCTTGATACCTTGCCAACACCTTCCCAAGAAGCTGATCTAGTTGAATAGACAGCTACCATTCCAAGGTCTTTGGACTCTTCTTTTTTCTTGGCTGTCTTTACAGGCTTTTCCTCTGCGACAACTTCTTCTGTAGAAGCTTCTTCTACCTTTACTTCTTCTGCGATTTCCTCTACAACGGCTTCTTCAGCGATTTCTGTAGGTACTTCTGCAATGATTTCAAAATCTTCATTAATAGACATGATATCCTCCTTGTCCTATTATACATCATAATTAAAAAGTAAGAGGGCAGGAACTAGTCCTGCCCCCTCACGGAGTTTCTCCTTAGAAAGACTACGAAGCCGACTTGGTTGCCCAAGCGATAGCGTCTTGCTCTTCCCAGTTGATTCCAAAGCGGACGAATACAGTGTATTCAATTGTGTCCTTCTTTGGAACGTAGAAACGGTTGACGGTAATGTCACGCTGGAAGCCCCAGATACGGTTCTGTGGGAATGTAAGATCTACATAATCCGCAGGGTAGTAAGGAACTTCTAGCACTGGAATACCTAGTACACGAGTCTGACGAGCACCACCAACGGTCTGGTCAATTCCTCCTAGGTACGAACCACGAGCAGCCTCAGTCGAACCAATCGAATCCCAAACTGTACCGTTGTTCTTTACAATGTTTGCAAAGGTATCGGTTCCAGCGTAGAACTTTAGTCCTGTCTGTAGTGCACGGTAACGACGTGGCAAAGCTAGGATTAGCTTCTGCATGTCGTCTACGGTCCAATCGGCACCTGCGTCAACAACAGCTTCGTGAGCGAAGTCGTCGTTCTGCACCTTGTCGATGAATCCAGGCATAATACCTAGGAATGCGTCCTGCGAACCCGATGCACCGTTGATCGCTAGATCTTCAATGTCGTTACCAAAAGCAGTAGTCATAAGACGTACCAAGTGGTCCTCAAGAGCACCTCCTTCAATATTGTCCTCTAGTGCTTCTGCTGAGACTTCCCAGTCAAGGCGTAGCTTCTTTGTAGTAAGCTCAACCTTTGAGAATGTCGCACCAGCGTTGGTGAATGAAGCATCACCTTGGTTTGCTGCACGTACGACACGCTCACCTACGTTAACTTTTTCAAGTTCCATAGTGTTTGCTCGCATAGTCACACGGCGACCGTCATTGGCGAGAGTAGTTGCATCCCAAACATAGTCGATAAATCGACGAGCTTGCTCAGGACGTAGGATACCAGCACCTTCGTAACGTGGGTTTTCGGTATAAGATGGGTTAACTGCGTTTGCACCAGTTGTTAGACCTAGGTTTGCATCTCCTGTAGTTTCTCCAAGATACGCAAAGGCTGGGTCAGACACACCACCAATACCACCTGCGAAAGCTGAACCATCCGCATTTGGATAGGTAGCATTCGAAGGATTGTTTTTCTGAATTTCTTCTGACATATTGTTCACCTCCATGAATTTTTTTATTTTGTCTTGCCTATTTTAGTAGGTCGGATGTTGTGAGGAAACGTCCACCCCATACTGATTTTTCAACCATTGCTGGTTCCTGAACGATCTCACCGAGATCGCCAGACTTACGGAAAGCGGTGTCAGCGATTACTGCGTCTACTGACTTTCCAAGATTTGAGAAATCCTTCTCTGCATCTGCAATTTTTGCATCTGTCAGTTCCTGTGATTTCTTCAGTGCATTGATTTCGTCAACTAGTGACTTAACCATTGCGGTGATTTCGCTAAAGGCTGATGTAACGGCATCCTTCAAGTCAGTAACATCCGTAGATGGAACCTCATCTGACTTCTTTGCCTTCTTCTCTTCCTCTTCGTCTGCTGACGATTCGGTAGCGTCCATTGAACCTTCCTCAACCTGATCTTCGTCTTCAGGCTTTGCAGCCTTCTCTACGCCATCAAGGGCTGGAGCTTCGATTTCGGCATCTGCCTCTGGAGCGATTTCAACAGCTTCTGCTACTACTTCATCGGTAGTGGCTTCGATATTATTTTCTGTCATATTATCCTCCTGTGTCATCTTAGCTACGTTAATGCCTTTAGCACTATCCACTAAGAACTTAATCATGTCGATCTTGTCATCATCTGACTTCTCAACAAAGCCAATGTTACGCATAACGTTTCCATTGGTTGGTGCAATTTCTGTTTCATTCTTCGAAAGAAGAACTAGTCCAGAATCCTTGTCGTAAAATACGTTTTCGATTTCTACGTCTACAATGTTGCTGCCATTCTTCTCTACAGATAGAATGCTTGCAAACTGGTTAGCTGGTGTGTCTACTAGAGATAGTTCTAGTAGGTCATAATCTTTGATAATACGAATGGCTTTTGACATACCCTCGTCGTAGGCATCTTCCCACTTGTTCATTCTACCGCCAATTGAAAAGCCTGAGTAAGTTCCATCTAGAACCTTTTCCCATGCATCCTGAGCACCCTTTGAAATGTATGTTGAAACATAAACACCTGAGTAGAATTTCTTAGTGTCTGGGTCGAAGTATTTATCTTGCTTGAATGCAACCATCTTACCAACAGCAATTGGCTGGTGCATTTCACGAATGTTGCCACGGAATTTCTCAAAAGCTTTTAGAGATGCTTCTGGTGTAACGATATCGTTTTGCTTGTCAATGTTATCAAGCGTAGCAAAACCAGATACGATTCTGCGTTCCTTATCGACCTTAGCGAAAGGCATACCTAGACGGACGTTATCGCCGTCGGTTTCAAAATGAGCTTTTGCAATGTTTACCATGGTAATTTAATTATAGACCCTTTTTATATAAAACTTGTTATTACATTATAACATAATTTATTGAGAAGATCTACCTTCACCTTTCGGATTTCTTCCAGATGTTGTGGATGTACTGTCAGAGTTGTTGGCAGTTCTCTCTGCATCTCTGGTTCTACCCTGACGAGTATTGGCAGAAGCATCTGCCGCACCTCGTGCTGTAAGCTCTACAGGCTGGTCTCCACCCTCAATTTGAGGTAGGTTAATAACTTCACGAGCTTCATTTGGAACCATAATCTTGTTACGAACATAGCGTTCAAGAATCTGTGACTGTGCAACTTCATCTGTAAGTGTAAGTTCATTGAACTTGAACTCTAGAATATCTGTCTTCTCACGGATGATCTTGTTTAGAATCTTTTCTAGGTTACGCTGTGCTGGACGTGCTACCTGCTCCTTGAACGTGCGGTCCTGAGCCAGCGATGCTGCGATAGCAGACGACTCAGAGCCGCCTAGCTTTGATAGAGGAACCTGGTGAGCAACTAGAATATCGTCACGGTTTTGCTTGCGGTATGCTGAGAACGAACCTTCCTGCACACCACTCTCAATCGCTTCCATCTTAAAGTCAACCTTGTTAGTCTCTGAGTCTCCAGGAAGTGGAATGTAAAGTGTTCTGTGATTCTGTCCCTTAAGACCAGTCTGAAGGAATCTGAATAGTCTATCCTCTGACTCGGTAGATAGTTGAGCACCCTTTAGGGTAACAACGTAGCGAGGCACAGCCTTGTTCTGGAAGTAGTCAATGTTGTATTGCGATGCAAGCTGGTCACCAAGTAGCGATGGCATTGCGGCAATTACGTCAGGCACTCCGTAGAAAGTATTTAGTGGAGAGTATTCCTTGATGTGAATAATCTCATTAGGACGATTATCTACCGTGATTGGGTTCTGGTTGGTAGCACCAAAGTTGCGGAAGTATGTAACCTTGTTTCCAACAATCTGAACAAAGCCATCGTGTAGGCGACGGACACGCATTGTGGTAGCAGGAATGTGACCAACATATCCGATCTCTCCGCTTACAGTTCTACCAACTTCAATGTAGGCGTTTCCTGTTGCGTAGAAGTCTGTGTCAACCTTCTCCATGATGCTAGTAAAGCTTTCATCCTGGTTTAGGTTTTCTAGCCAGTCACGAAGCTGAATCTTTAGTCTTTCAATACGCTTGCGAGCACGACCTACCGCCTCTGGGTTGTCCGAAGCCTCTAGCTTTAGCATGGTCTTGTCAGATACAACGAAGTCATATCCTAGACCAACAATGTTCTCAACCTTAGCGTCAATAGCTGCGTGGTTTGCAAAAGATGTGTCATAGTAGCTTGAAAGTTCGTATAGGTCGTATGGAGGTGTGATAACGTCAAATAGACCATAAGCGTTTCTGTATACTACACCTGGGTTAATTGCTTTTGACTTTGCATCTCCAGTACCGCTCTGGATTGCGTTAGCAGAGTCCATGTAAGCGTCTGAGTATTCTGCCTTTACTAGGCGAGAAGCACGTCTCTTAAAGTTTGTGTCAAGACCGTCTAGGTTTCTTAGTTCGTCCCAAGACTTCTTGAATGGATCTGAATTTGCAAAAAGGTTTTCTGACTCTGTTGCATTGTCCCACTTTACTGGAATTTCCAGTCTAGTAATTTCGCTCATTACTCATCACTTCCATACATGTTGAACGTATTCTTTGCGGCAATCAAAGCACCTAGGTCGTTCTGAGAAGGGATTAATCCCTGCTTCATTCTATCTAGTTGCTCGCTGTGCTCTTCGTCTGAAATCTTTCTAACATTTGGAAAGAACTCTGCAGTTCCCTCTGGCTGACCGTAGTATGCTGCAGCCTCTGTTAGCTCTTTAATCTTGGCAGGGTCATTACGCATTGACTCAATATTTAGTGCGTTACCCTCACCATCTGTAAAATACTTGCCTGATGGCAATTTCCACACATAAATACCTGCATTTGAGAATGGCTCTTCGACCACTTGGATCTTGGTTTTACCAATTTGACCCTTCATTACTTGTCCAATGTTTTTATTCATAACCACAAGTATACCACATTATCTTGGATCTGCGGTAATTCTATCCCACTTTGTACCAAGATACGTAACATACTGATATTTCTGGAACCTAAGCACATTAGCGTTCTCATTTGCATCTGAGATTATCTTGTTTGTACCAATATAGATCTTATAGATTTCTGATGGATTGATAGGTGGGATAACCTCAGCCTTAAAGTATAGTAGGCTCTTCCAGGTTATTGGATTTGTTTCTGCGTATTCTCTCCAGTCGTATGTGGTAGAGCCTTGCCAAGCCTGATTCCACGTTCTCTTAACAATTTGCTGTGTCTGTGCTAGTTCGCTTAACTGATAGTAGGAAAGGTTATTCAATACAAAGTTGTTTCTTATCCTAAAGCTTCCTAGGGATCCAGAGAAGTCAAGGAATGGGAAGAATACGAGACCTAGCATTGCCCATTCATCTATGTTTAGTACTGGATACTTAACTGTATTTCCATTTAGGAAGTATTCTAGTGATGTGTAATCTACCTCGTCATAAACATCGTCGATCTGGTTGTATACCAGCCTCTTTGCGAATACCTTTGCTCTTGTTTGTGCAGAGTTTACAGATTCAATGTAGAAAAGTATGTGAGCCGTTCCAGATATGATTTCGAACATTTTCTCTGGTGATCCAGCGGCTGGGAATAATCCAAAATTCCAAAGAGCCGAAAACTGCAAGGAACTAATGTTGAAGAATGGGTCAATATCTTTATTGATTGGAATCATAATTCCTTTTTCAAATTCGGGGTTATATGGTGAAACCATAGATATTCCAGAGTTGCCAGTAAGGTATAGGTATGGAGTGCTTCCTTTATATATTCTAACTGGGTTGTAATTTTTGTAGCCAACCTCATCTCCATACTGAACATATGGATGAGCGTACTCTCCAAACCTGCTTCCAATTCCGTTGATCGGAATAGATGCTGAAACAGAGTTATCTTCAAGTGCTCTTGATGCATACTGCAATGATCTAATATTTATTGGCTTTACTAATGAATTTGAAATAATTTCAAACAAAAGAGATATTGATAGGTTGTCAAGCGATTCTGTTTCACTAAGGCTGGGCATTGTAATGACTGAACCATCGACTACCTCGTAAAGATCTGTCTCCCATTCATTAGTTACATCTACGTTGCCGTTTTTAGAAGCTGCCCTTCTGGTGAAGCCAGAAAGGTCTCTATGCATTCCCTCGTTCATTCTTTGCAATGAAACATAAGCCCTGACGCTTTCCTTTGAGGTATCTAAAAAGTTTCCGTCTATAATTCTAGATTGTGGATAGTTAAAATTAACCTGGATAGTATCTATAGTATTTTTTGCTTCTCCAGAAAAGAACTTTTTGGTAGATAGATATGCCAAAGACATATAATCTTCCCAATATGAATATGATTTAACATCAAGCAGGGAAACGTCTACAATTCTATTGTGAACTAGCGTGTAGCTTGCGACTTTTTCTCTCAGGGTATCAAATACTGTGTAGTTACCAACTATAATTCCATTTGTCTCGTATTCTGAGTAATCTTTTGCATTTTTTTCTGTTGAAAAGCAGAAAGAGTGTATTCTTCCAGTATATGTATTTGACGCTAGGCTTTCTGTACCAGAATAATCCCCACCCAATAATACCTTGAGGGAATCTGGATTTCCAAAGAATCTTGCGTATTCGCTAGACAATGATGCAAGAGTGTTGGCATTAATTCCAACCACAAATTTCTCTGTTTGATATTCCATATTTGTTATATCGAATGGCGTTATCATGTCGGATTCTTCTTCGCCGTTTTGCTTGAAGACAAGGCTAACAAAATTATTGGATAGTGATGCTTTTATATATTCGTTATTCTCGTTTTGAATCTTGAAAAGTATTTGCTCTTCTTCTACCTGAGAGCCTCCCTCAAATACTCCAAAGATTAAATCATTTCTTGGAGATACATTTTTAAATGAATCAAATATGAGGTATGAGTTGACATTATCCCAAGCTGCTGATGGCTTTAGGCAGATAAACTGTTGATCATATAGGTTTGCGTCATAGCATTCATTTAGGACTTCCTGTATGGTATTTGTTGTGCTAGAGACGTATCTAGGTAGGGTATGATTTGGAGATGATAGCAGATCATTGATTGTTATTACATTGTCAGATATTCCTTGGTCCCATTTTCCGTGATCTGGATATAAAAAGTTTCTTGCATACTCTGCTGCAGCATAGTCTACGAAGAAAGACTTTCCGTCAAATGCTACGTTTATATCTTGTGGATAGGCTACGGCTTGTCCATAGGTAAATGTTCTTTTTGCCAAATCCTCTGGCATCATGTATGGGTATAGGGCTACTGCATCTACCTCTAAAGTAGGTAAATCTGCGTAGGCATAGAAACCTAGAAAGTCCTGAGTCTTAAAGTTTTCATCTGTGGCTTGCGACTCATTGAAGAGTGACGAAGATCTGTCTAGACTTTTACCACCTACGAAAGTTCCATTAATAAATAACCTTATGTCTGAATCTGAAATCAGTAGGTGAAGTAGCATTGGCTTAAACCATTCTCCAACGTAGTGAGAAAGAATTACGTTTCCATACCTTACGATTAGGTGTGGTCCGTTAACATATATTCCATTATCTGAATTAAGGGGACCGATGATTTTTCTATAGTCATTTGGCGATACCCTGGAGTTGACCCTTAGCCATGCCTCAAGTGTCATTGTAGAAGATCTAGAGTTTTCATTCATAAAGCCGTGTGCTGGCACAATTAGAGACGGCTCGTTATTGGCATTAGCAACAAGGATGGTTGAGTTTGAAGCACCGAATACCATTGGGACTGTTGAGTTTTTTGCTAAGAGTTTTTTATTTTTTATAAGATATAACCCAGAGTCTGCATTATAAGATCTTCCGTATGCTTGTGCAATAATCGCATCGTCTGCAACTGTAGATATGCCTGAGAGGTCGTAGCTAAGACCATTGACACCAACAGACACCTTGTTAAATTCCTCTGATAATCTTCCTACAGATAGTCCGTTCAGGTAGATTACGACATGATCTCCAGATGCCGAGCTTTCGTCGTAAGATATCTCTACCACAATCTTTGCGGTAATCGCTGATGAGTTAGTAAAAGTTTGAGACACAAAGCCCCACTTAGCAAGAGCCACGGTTGCTGAATCTGAGAATACTGGTGCACTAGAACCAATTTTATATCCAACACGAACTCCAGTTATAGAATCAACGCCTGTTCCGTAGATGTGTAGACCGATTGTAAAGTCATCTGCTGCGGTTGTAAATGTAGAGTTGCTTGTCAGGGTTATTGCTGAGTTGCCGTCTGGGACCGACACCATGTATTTTGATGTGTCTAGAATCATTGATCTTGGAACGTTGTCTGGATCTTGAAGTGAAAAGGTAGTTCCTATAACTGATGGGGTCCATAAAGAAAAGTTTCTGTCTACCTCTGTAATGTATGACAAATAGTCAATCTTGTCGTCAAGTGTCCATAGTGCTATCGGCTGGTTAGCATATACCTTTTCTGCATATAGATTGGATGGAGTAGTCATTATAACTTATTTTACCATAGATAGACAAATAAAAATGCCCTGCCAGGTTAACGACAGGGCACTTAGATTATAATTAAGCGATAGTTGCTAGTTCGTCTTTGTAGATTCCAATAGCTACCTCTAGCATAGCCAGGGCATTCTGAGATTGCTGGATTCCGTCTACGTCGTTGACAGTCTCTGCTACCTTCTTGTTTAGACTTACTTGATAAGCCTCTACGCTAAACCCAAGAATCCTGTTTTCCAGGACCTCTTTGCGTTGATCTGCTGTAAGCAGTTCTTCAAAATTCATAATTTCTCCAATGTTTATATTAGTATAACATATGCCAAAAGACTTGTCAAATGGTATAAATGATGCTATAATTGTAGAACAACTTCTCCCAAAGAGAAGTTTTTGCTTTACAAGACTCTACTTCATAAAGAATACTGTCTGCCAGAATACCGCCAAGTTGGTGGTAGAGTAACAACATAAAAAATAAGGAGGTAGCAAAAATGAATAAAAAATTTGCTGCTGTAGGTCTAGGCTTAGTTCTAGTTCTTACAAACTGTACTGGCGTTGGTGCCAGTGCTTCACAACTAAAGACAAATCCTGAAGTTGAAAAATATCAGGTAACACTCACATCTATCTTAATCCCAAGCATTGAAAAAACTGTGCTAAACAACAATACCGAAAAGATGACTAGTGTTGTAAAAAAATTAAAGAAGCGTGTCAATAAAACATGGTATGCATTTGGAGGTGAGACTCCAAGAGGTTGGGACTGCTCAGGTTTAGTGATATGGGTATACAAGCATTTTGGGATTAAACTTTATCACAAAGCATCTTCACAAAAGTATGCAGCCAAGCCTCGTAAATACGTTGAGTCAAAGGTGAAGGCTGGCGACATTATTGCTTGCTATGGTCCTGTTGGAGTTCATGTTGGAATTGCTTCTGACAGAAAAGGATACATGATTCATTCTCCTAGACGTGGAGTAACGACTAAAGAAGATAAGGTTTTAGATTTGTTTTCTAGTTGTACGTATACTAGGTTAATACAAACCGCCTAAAGAAATGCCCCTGGGGAAACCTGGGGGTATTTTTTATCTTGCTTCTAATGCAGCAAGTCTAGCTTCTAGTAATTCGATCTGAGATTGCTGAGACTTAAGAACTGGAATAACTGCTGCCACCAAACGATCGTAGGAGATACCCTCAACTTCTCCATCTACGTATGTGACGAATTCTTCTAGTCCAGCCTCTACCAAGTCTTCAGCGATAAACCCTGGGTGTCTTATTAGCCCAGTTGCACTGTTTCCATTTTCCACATACTGTGCCTTATCAATCCAAGTTTTTGGAACAAGATTAAGTATTTGATTTCCAAGAATCATTGGCTGAGGGTCAATCTTGTACTTACTTGCCGATGTACTTCTATAGATAAGGTTTAGTGTAGCACTTTGATATAGGTTTGCACTTGATGAAACAGTAGTGGTTGCTGGAGCAACCCCACCAGAGCTGTATATGATATATGATCCAGCATCATTTAGATATCCTTCTGCTCTTATGTTTCCATCTGTAGAAATTCCTCCAGATGAGGATAATGATGTTCCATTCGATCCATATCCTCCAGCAATGGTAAGAGACGTAAAGTCTGGGGTTGAGTCAAAGGTCCACTTGCCGTCTGCAAGGTTGTATGCTGTTCTAACTGCACTTGCAGTGGCAGCCAGAGTTGTGCTTGTGCTGCTAACGCTTGTACTTAACTGAACAATACCTGCAGATGTTGTGGTTGCTGCATCGGTTGTTGCTAATGTTTTTCCAGCAGTTGAAGGTATGAGTGTTCCATTAATACTTGTAGCAGTTGCTACGCCAAGAACTGGAGTAACCAGAGTCGGAGAAGTATCTAGGACAAAGTTACCTGTTCCAGTTTTATCCGATACTGTTGTTCCATTAATCTTAAGCACGTTTCCATCTGCTGTTGCGGTGTCAAATGTCTTGTTAGTGAATGTTTCTGTTCCTGCACGAGTTGCTAGAAGACCAGTAGTTGGCAGGGTAACGGATGTATTTGCTGTAGAAATAAAAGTAGTTGTGTATGCTCCAGAGGTAGTTAAGTTTCCACCTAGAGTAATAGTCTTTCCTGTATTTGCAACACCAGTTCCACCATCATCTCCAGAGATAGGATTTGTTAGGGATAGTGTTGGAATTGTTACTGTTCCTGTAAAAGTTGGGTTGTTGATTGGTGCCTTTAGGGTGTTTAGGCTGTTAAGATGACCAAGGATTCCAGTAGTATGTGGATCTGATTCAGTACCTGAGTTAGTTCCATAGTGATATAGCTTGAGGGCTACCTGAATATTAGCTGCATCATCTAGTGATGGGATTAGTGTTGTGTACGTCGTACTTTCGATATCTACTGGCATATCTAAATTATAGCATACTAACTATTTCAATAGTGATGTATAGTGTGCTAGGTTTGCTACTAGCCTTGGATCATTATTTATCAGAATTGCCTGTTCTGTTTGAGCGATAGCCTCTTCGATATTCCCCAAATTATATTCTGCAATAGCTAGTAAATCGTGTGGCAAAGCACCCCAGGCGTAATCTTCGCAAAGATAGTCTAGAGGTTTTTCTTTAATGTTTAGAGCAGCCAAGGCATAGTCCTTGCACCATTCCCACTGTTCATTTTCGTAGTACCATTGGGCAAGCGAAACATAGGACTCTCTTCTGTTTGGATCTTCTGCAATAGCCTGGACAAGATATTGGTCTCCAAGTAAGGGTTGACACTTTGCAAGATATCTGTATGCCGCTGCTCTTTCAGCACTCCATCTTGCTGTCGGTAGTTTGAGATAGCGTCTGAACTCTTCCATTGCTTTTTCATTCTGACCATAAAAGAAAAGTTCACGAGCGTAGTAATATGCGTTTCTATCATCGTTTGGATCTTCTCTTACAGATAGTTCAAGAAGTGGTAGATATTGTGAGCGTGGCTTTGAATTGTCTGGGTGATGGTGGATTTCTAGGTCAATCCATTCCTGAACTTCTTGGAGTCTGTCAGTAGTGAGTACTTCGTGAACTGGATGTTTCCAGCGGTATCCATGACGAGCATGAATCTTGTCTCCACCATACTCTAGACCAGGTGTGCCATCTTTATTCCATGACCAAGTATATTTATAACGAGGACGAGTTGTCTCTGACTTGATGCCCTCAAGTTTTTCACGCCATCCTGGAACCAGAACTTCGTCCATGTCAAGAGAGATGCAGATATCGATATCCTTTGGTAGGGCTGCTAGTGATGCGTTACGAGCATCATCAAATCTCCAAGGGCTAATTGAAATTGTAAATACGTCAATGCCTAAGTCCTGAGCAATCTGAACGGTATTATCAGTAGAACCAGTATCAGCAATAAGTAAATAATCTGCATCCATGGCAGACTTATACCATGATTCTACAAACTGTTCTTCATTAAGTGCGATTGTATAGACCGCAATTTTCATGTCTCTCCTACTTGTTTTCTAGAGCTTCTAGTCTAGCATAAAGTTCTGAGATTTGTCCAGCCTGGTGTCTGACTACCTGCTGAAGTGCTGATACATAAAATTCGTAGTTAATTGTTTCTGGAGTTACGCCATCTTCTCCATATGAAATGTAAGCGTGTAGTCCAGCATCTTCAAGGTCTTCTACAATAAATCCAGCATGTTTAGGATTTGTGTCTGGCTCTGGATTGTATAGATACTCTACAGGCTCAATAGAAAGAATTTGTTCTGCTGTGTAGGATAGTGGCTCAATTGCTTTCTTCATTGAGCGGCTAGACGCAACATAGCCAAGTGTATCTGGAGCGGTTGCAGATGTTACATATACTGCACGGTATGAAGATGAAAGTGTATTTCCATAAACACCAGAAGCACCGACAGTTCCAGATGGAGTAATTCCAAGACGAGAAGAGCCCTGATATCTAAAGTATGATCCAGCTGTATTGGCTCCGATCAGAAGGTCTGTGGTATTTCCAGTGGTTCCAATAACTGTTGCTTTATTATCAACGTTATTAATTCTAAGAGTTGTTCCGTCGTAGGACATGGCAGTTAGACCGTTTACATATAGTGTGCCTGAAGTATAAATGTTTGACGATACCCTCAGAACTTCTCCAACGCTCACACCGCCAGTTACAACCAGGGCTCCAGTTCCGATAGCAGATGCCCCAGTTGCATTTGTGACCGATGTTACACCTGTGACACCCAAAGTTCCTGCAATTGAGGTATTTCCAGATGCAGCGGTAACTACAAACTTATTTGTATTAACCTTTAAGTCAGAAGTTACGCCAAGAGTTCCAGCAATACTTGTATTTCCAGTTGTATCAGCTACTGAGAATGCTGTTGAGTCAACAGAGAATCCTCCGTTCAAAGATACTGCACCTGTGAATGTTTTTGCACCAGCAAAAGTTTGAGTTCCAGTTGTTACTGCACCAGACAAGGTATCACTAGCATCTGTAATTCCAATTGTTTGAGCACCTGTAGGTCCTGTTACAGTAATTGGTGCTGTTGCACTTGCAATACCTGCAGGTCCCTGTGGACCTGTATCTCCAGTTGCTCCGTCTAAGCCATTGTCTCCTGGGTCACCCTTTGGACCTGTAATGCCTTGAGGTCCTGTAATGCCTTGAGGTCCTGTGGGTCCCTCTGGTCCTGTAATACCTTGCGGTCCTGTAGGACCCTGTGCTCCAGTTGGTCCTTGAGGACCTGTAGCACCATCTGCACCGTTAGTTCCATTGGTTCCGTTTGTTCCGTTAGCCCCTGTAGGTCCTTGTGGACCAGTTGGACCCTGGCTACCTGCAGGTCCTGTCGGTCCAGTAGCTCCATCGGAACCATTAGTTCCATTCGTACCATTAGTTCCAGCAGGTCCAGTTGGACCAGTAGCACCATTTGAGCCAGAGGCTCCTGTCGGTCCTGTTGGACCTTGAGAACCATTACTTCCTGCAGGACCAGTTGGTCCAGTAGCACCTGTAGTTCCAGTTGGACCTGTTGGTCCACTTTGAGGTGACACAAATTCATAGAGACCAGACGTTGCGTTCCAAGATAGAACATATCCATCTTGCTTTCCAGTCATTGTAACATCGTGGATTTCATAGAGCTCAAATCCGTTTTGAATGTTAACAAAGATCTCACCATTGTTGCTCTGCACACGAGTAACAACACCAATAAACACTAAGTGTGCTGGAGCTACTGGCTTATTTGTCAAACCATAAATAAGATTTCCGCTTGTACCTAGCCATACTGGGTCTCCAGCGGCAGCGGTAGATGTGTTCAGACCAGCAAGCAAACCTTCTGTAACAACCTTAACAATATCGTTGGTTGCTCCACCAGTTTCAAGAAGACCTAGGGTCTTTGAAGATGTTCCTTCTGTAGCATTAGATGCTTTAGAAACAATCATGTTGGTTCCGTTTGCAGATGAAACATATACCGCTTGTCCCTTTGCAATTGCTTCACCGAGCTTTACCTCATGCTTTACTTGTGTTGCATAGTTATCAATCCAGGTGGTGTTGTAGTCTGTTCCATCTACCTTGGATAAAATCTGTCCTGCTGTACCGCCAGATGCTACACCAGCACCAGTAGCTCCTGTTGGACCTGTAGCACCAGGTAGACCAGTTCCAGTTGTCATTAATGCTGCTGAGAAGAATGTTCCCTGACCGCTAGAGCTTCCGCCCCATCGAAGAGTCTGAGATGTAGTATTTCCTGTGTAGGCAGTGAAATCTACATAGTCTGTGGATCCGTTTAGATATACCAGCTTAGTAGAGTTTTGGAAAAGTCCTTCATTAGTATTGGTTGGACTTTGGCTGATGGATACGGTGTTGCCATTTTTACGGATTTGGATATTGGTCTGGTTATTAGAAACTGCAGCGGTAGACCACCAAACTTGAAAAGTAATATTATAGTATCCAGCAATAGTTGGCAAGAACTTTTTGTCGGTAGGGTTCCACCAGCTGTTTGGATCAAAGTCATCCACGAAAGGAATTACCGTGTCAGTGTTTGCAGTTACAGTAAGGTCTCCTGTTAAACGACCTTGCGAAACAGCATCAGTAGCAGAAATATTTGCAGACGGTCCTGTTGGACCTGTAGCACCTGTAGGTCCAGTAGCTCCTGTAGGTCCTGCAACTGTAGATGCCGCACCTGTGGCTCCTGTAGGTCCTGTTGGACCAGTATCCCCTATAGAGCCTTGAGCACCTGTAGGTCCAGTTACTCCATCATTTCCAGCAACTCCTTGAGGACCAGTAGGACCCTCGTTTCCTTGGTCGCCTTGAGGACCTGTTGGTCCCTGTGGTCCAGTATCGCCTTGCGGTCCTGTAGGACCTAAATCTCCTTGTGGACCTGTCGGTCCTGTGTCTCCTTGTGAACCTGTAGGACCAGTCTCACCCTGGGGACCTGTTGGTCCTTCGTTTCCTTGTGGTCCTGTAGCTCCATCGTTACCCTGGACTCCCTGATCGCCTTGCGGTCCTGTAGGACCAGTATCCCCAGTAGCACCTGTTGGTCCTATTGGACCAGTATCTCCTGTTAAACCTGTACTTCCTTGAATACCTTCTGGACCTTGTGCTCCAGTTGGTCCAGTTGCACCAGCATTTCCTTGTGGACCTGTAGGTCCAGTATCACCAGTAGGTCCAGCATCTCCTTGTGGTCCTGTCGGACCTGGCACGGTAGAGTCAGCACCAGTTGGACCAGTAGGACCTTGAGGACCTACAATCTGACCTACATCAGTCCAAGATGAGCCATCCCAGACATATAGATTTCCATCGGCATCAACAATGTATGCGTCTCCGCTTTCGTTTCCAGATGATGGAAGATTTCCTACTGTGGCTACTGAGCCTTTAAAGTTAATTGATGTACCCTGCGGTCCTGTAGGACCCTGAGAACCTGTTGGTCCAATATCTCCCTGCGGACCTGTAGCCCCTGTAGCACCTACGTTTCCTTGAGGTCCAGTCGGACCCTGAGAACCTTGAGGACCTGTTGGTCCTGTTTCTCCAGCATTACCCTGGATACCTTGATTACCCTGAGCACCTGTAGCCCCTGTTGGACCAACACTTCCTTGTGATCCTGTAGGACCCTGAGATCCAGTAGGACCTTGAGCACCAGTAGCACCGTTAGCACCAGTAGCACCTGTTGCTCCAGTAGGACCAGTAACGGTACTTGCAGCTCCTGTTGGTCCTGTAGGACCAGTGGGTCCTGCTTCTCCAGGAAGACTAGCGTATGGAAGATCTGGATAAAGATTAACGCTGTCACCAAACTTAAACAGATTTGTATCTGTCTCATATCCAATTTCACCTTCAGCGAGAATGTATGTAGACTCAGCCCATTCAGCTGCTAATCCTCTGCGGTGTTGAATAATTGCCATTAAGGTGTTCCTCCATCGATTATCCCATCAATCCTGATGTAGATAAGGTCAAGAATGTCTTCCAGAGCGGCTTCGTCTAAAGATACATCCTTGCTAGTATCATTATACACTATCGGACTTGTTGCTGTTAGTATTCCAGAAGATCCAGTAGGACCTGTAGCCCCTGCACTACCTGTAGGACCAGTTGCTCCTCTTGCTCCTGCTGGTCCTGTATCTCCACGTGGTCCTGTTACACCAGTAGCACCAACTTCACCACGAAGACCCTGGATACCCTGCTCACCTTGGTCTCCTTGTGGTCCTGTAGGACCTGTTGGTCCTGGGACTGTGCTTGCAGCACCAGTTACACCTCTTGGACCTGTTGGTCCTTGTGGACCTGTCGGACCAGTTGCCCCAAGCTCTCCATTTAATCCTTGTGGTCCTTGAGGTCCATCATCGCCTTGCGGTCCTTGTGGTCCTGTATCTCCTTGCGGTCCAGGAACTGTGCTATCCAAACCTCTGGGTCCTGTCGAACCAGTAGGACCAGTTGCTCCGTTAGCCCCTGTGTCGCCCTTAAATCCTTGAGCACCTTGTTCGCCTTGAATACCTCTTGGACCAGTTGGTCCAGTAGTTCCTTGTGGTCCTTGAGGACCAGTAGCACCTGCTAAACCCCTAGGACCTAAATCTCCTTGAGGACCTTTTAGTCCTTGTGGTCCTGTATCTCCCTTTGGTCCTTGAACACCTTGCTGACCTGCTGGACCTGTAGGTCCGATAGAACCAACATTTCCTTCGGGACCCTGGAGTCCCTGTGGACCAGCATCTCCCTTGTCACCCTTGGGTCCTGTAGGACCAGTATCTCCGTCAGAGCCTGTTTCTCCTTGAGGTCCTGCGTCACCCTTATCTCCCTTTAATCCTTTTTCTCCAGTTAAGCCTCTAGGTCCTGTGCTTCCTGTTGGTCCCTGAATACCCTGAATACCCTGCTGACCTTGCGGTCCTGTGGGTCCAGTATTGCCAGGTATTCCTTGAGGACCTTGAGGACCAGTAGATCCAATAGTAGATATATCACCAGTAAACGGAGCAATTCTAATTACACTTTGTGTAGGCTCAACGCTAACTATTTTTACAATTATGTCTGGCTGTTCGGGATCGATGTAATTTGTCATCTAACCCACCACTAATCAGTGAGCCTTAGCCCAGAAAGAATCCACTTATCGGTATCGACCTTGAGAAGAGTTGCTGTTGAGTTAATTGGCACAATGAATGGAGACTGGTTTAAAGCTGAGTATCCTCCAGACCCCTCGCCAAAAACGTTAGTTGTTTGACCGTCTGCAACAAAAATATGCCAAGAACTCTCATCGCTAGTAGCAAATTTGATTTCAGAGCCGATTGGGAAAGCAACGGATGCATTAGTTGGAACAGTAAACTCTGATGCAGTTTCAGTCAGGTTTGCATAAAGAAGTTTTCCAATGTGGGAAAGTGCTCCAGTTAGGGGGCTTCCATCACTTGCAAGCACTCTTGCGTGGGAACCCTTGCTGGTATTAACGTAGCCAATAGTTGCAATTTGGTTTTCTGGGTTACTTGAATCTCCTAGATATTCTCCACCGTTGTAAGAACTAATAATTACATCGTGATCACTTGACTGAAGGTACAGATCACTTTGATTGTTAAGAATTCCTGTAACAAATAGACCACCCATTGCAGGACCAAGTAAGTATCCGTTTGAGTTAAAGTTCCAATAATTGTTCCAGAATGGCTCATAAGTAAAAACATATGAGGCTCCTGCTGTAAAGACTGCTCCTGATGCTGTAACACTTGTCAATCCCTCTGATGGGGAATTACTGTTTACAGAATCAACAGTGTAATCAGTTCCGTCAACATTCACAACGTAGTCTGTGCTAATGTCTGATGCAGTGGTTGTGAGAAAGGTTGTAGAGCTTGTCAAATTGTCGTTTACATACGTATTTTCAATTCTTGTTGGTCTTGTAAAAATGCTAACGCTTCTTGCGTCATCTTCAATGTAGACATTGTTTCTTTCGCCACCAAGAATAAGGTCAGCGTTTGAATCATCTTGTGTTCCACCAGCACGAATGTGAATGTGGTTTGGATTGGTTGGGTCAATGATTAGGTACTGGTCGTTAGCATACAAGTCTGCATCTGGCACTATCTCTATAGTGCTATTTGATTGACCGTCACCAGATGCTGTTCCAGCACCGATAATCTGAACACCGTCAAAAGTAATGTCTCCAGTAGTGCCTGACTCAATATCGCCAATAGTTGCTACCCTATTGCTGGAGTTAGGTGTCATTTCTGCATCTCCCCAGTTGATGAAAACATTTCCAGGTCCATCATCGCCAGGGTATAGGATAATGTCTCTAGCAGAACGAAGAGCAAGGTCGTCTTGAGGAGCAGTGATACGAGTAGTACCAGTTCCACTCTTAGTAATGCTTAGAAGAAGATTGTCGCTAGTATCATTTAGCTCAAAAGGAACTGTAGAACTTACACCTCCGCCAGTACCAGATGGACCAGGCATTGGAACAATTTTAATAATTGGCATTATGGACCACCTACTGGAGTAACGTCAGATAGAACTACGATAGTTCCAATAATTGGTGTCCAAATGGTATTCTCGTCGATAGTTACTTGAAGGTCGAAAGATAGTTCGGCGGCGACAGCATTGTAGCCAGTTCCCCAAGTAGAAGTAATTTCTGGAGTAGCTACGATATCTACATAGCCAACTCCTGGTGTAACTACGAGTTCATCAAGAACTTCGCCTTTTGCATTATAGGCACTTGACAAATACGTCCAAGCAGATGTATCATACTTAGTAGTTTCATCGTTTTGCCAAAACTCAACACGGAGTCCAGCGGTATCACCACGGACAATCTTCCATTTAACTGGAACTGGTTCTGCACCAAAGGATTCGGGGATAGTAGGAATGGTCATAGTAGTATAATTATACACTAATTGTTTAAATTAAAAAGCCAGTATCCAAGGTGGTGGGTATGAGAGAGACGACCCTGGATACTGACAAATATAGTATAACATAACCTGTGGATAAGTCTGTGGATAACTTTATTTTTATTTTTTATTTGACAAAACACCAAAAGTGTGATACCCTCTAAATATTAGGATTTAGGGCTATTATTTATATACTATATAGTATTATAATAATAAATAACTAATAAGGGCTTGCATTTTATTTAATATATGGTATTATGTATATATGAAACTATGTAAAGATTGTGGTGTGAATGAGAGATACTCTTCACAAAAAACTGGTAAAGTATATTCCTATTGCAAAGCATGTCAGGCTGTTCGTGTAACACAGCATCAGCGTACTGAAAAAGGTAAAGCCACTTTAAAAAGAAGTTTAAAGAGATATGCTAAAACTGAAAAGGGCAAGGCTGCAATAAGAAGAAGTAACAGAAATCAGAATCGTAAGAAAAATGGGTTCACTCAAGAAATGTTTAATGATATGCTATTTAACCAGGATTTCAAGTGTGCACTTTGCTATGCTGAAATAAATATTTCTTCTCATGCTGACCATGATCATAAAACTGGTAAGGCTAGGGCAATCCTATGTCATTCATGTAATACCCTTTTAGGAAGAATAGAGAACAAGGGTTTTGATTGGGTAGACAAAGCAAAACTGTACGTTGATAGTTTTAGATAGATAATTTACTTTCCAGAACGAGTAATATACTCTACAAAAAGTTTAGTTAAGTTCTCGATTTTTAAATCCAGCTTTTCGTGATATTCTTCACCTTTATGATTCTGAGATTTTAAATCTAAGATATCCTGTTCCATTCTGTTTACTTGATCTTTCATTGATTGACCACCATTAGGTTTCATTTCATGCTTGATCTCTTCAAAATAGTGTTTGGTTAACCATCTGACTCCTAGAGCCACTGATGTAATAATTGTAATAAGGCTAATAGTGATAGCTAAGATAGATTCTACTAATGTCATAACATTTATAATTATATATGATATTTTAAAATCGGCGGTAAAAAGTTCGACGAAAAAGTTCGCTTTTTAGCACGGCGGCGATAATAGAGAACCCCACATCCAATATGCATTTCCAATGCCGCTGGATGAAATAAAAAACATAGCCCAGGAAGCCCCAGAATGCCCCTAGAATCGATTGAGATGGTATCCGACGAACTCTACTATGGTCTAAAATGAACAACCCTTATTTTATAAGGATATGGTAGAATAAAATATGAAAGAAAACGGAGATGTTGAGTTCCTGGATCTATTCGATCCGTCTCAACCTAGATCAGATAAAGAGCTTATCGAAGAAAGACTCGCTATCTGCAATCAATGTCCATGGCTTCAGAAGAATTTGATGAAATGTAGACAATGTGGTTGTTATATGAAGCTAAAATCTACTTTGCGTCAAGCTAAGTGTCCTCTAGGACATTGGTAAGATACTTTTGCTTCAATCAAGACAGGCTTTGCCTGTTGTATACCGTTCGATTTTATGTTATACTATAGTTCTACATATTTAGGAGAGAAATATATGTCATTTTACGACGAAAGAGCATATCAGAACAAAGATATCCTCGAAAAGATGTTCCTACAGGGACTTTCATCCAAACAAATTGCAAAACAGTTGCATATTTCGTATAAATTAGTCAATCTCTGGCTTGTTAAGCATAATTTAGTCACTCGTAACTCAGAAATGAGTTTTCCATAATGCTTAAAAAGATTGGTTGGCTTATTTTGTTATCTTTATGCTTATTTAGCTTTCAAGCACTGTTCTTTGCTGTCATTTCTACGTTATTTCTGTAATACCTGGCAAAATAGCAAATCTGAAAAAATTTTTATTTTCCATATTGGAGAAAATCTGAATATTTTGAATAAGTGTATGATACATACCCTAGGGTAGTGCTACCAGGGTTTCGTAGTGAGCACACATCCCCCTACTACCAGCTAAATACAGAGCTTCGATCTGTTATCAATTCGTTACACAAATAAGCGTGTTTGTGCTTGCTAAATGTCTGCCTACTACCCTATAATTAATACATAAAGAGAAAAGGAAAACAAATGACTAAGGTTCTATCGGTTCTATCACTAATCGCTCACGCAGTAGCATTTCTAGTTGCTGTCTATGTAATGGTTCTAGACAAAGAAGGTAACTATGGTTATCTACTTGTTTTGGCAACCTTCGTTACCCTGCCAGTAACCATAATTCTAGTAGCAAACAAACTAAGCAAGTAAAGGAAAACAAATGAGCAATTTCAAACTATACCTATACACCGTTGATGGCGATGCCGTTACCTCAATGATTCACGTTGATGATGTTGAAGAATTCTTGCTTGAACATCCTGATGCCGTGCTAACTAACCGTAGATAGTTATCCACAGGATAGCAATAGTTATCCACAGGCGGTACCCAAAAATAACGGTTTGGTAACGAAACGTGTTATGTGTCGTTATAATGTCTGCCTATGTGCTTATAATTGACCTATGAACGAAATCAAATGTGTAGTATGTGAAGACAAAGCAACCGAACTAGCCCTTGATGTTTGGGGAGCAGACTTAGAGATTTGCGACAAGCAAGAGTGCTATGACGAAATTGCTGATGGTGATTGGATACACACAAAGCCACTGGCATAATGTCTGCCCTATCAACTAAACTAATAACATCTAACAAAGGAAACTAAATGGCTAACTACTCAGTATCAAGATTCAACGAACTAATGCGTATCGCTAAGAGTGATGAGTATATGAGTGAGAGTGAGTTCAATGAACTAATGGCTATCTTCAAGATTCGTGGGTATCACTAATGGTTGAATGGATCATCTACCTATTTGGCTTATGGCTAATAGCGGTTATTCTTACTCAGTAAACTAATCGGCGTGTCGTCTTGACAAATGCCCCCGAAAGGGGGTACCAAAAATAACGGTTTGATAACGACACTACGATATGACTTGCATAATGTCTGACCCTGTGCTTATAATTGAGGTATAAAGAAAGAGGTTCCAAATGACTTACTACAACTACCGCCAAAACAACTCGGGTGGCTCGTTCTCTGACCCTGCCCTAAATGTTGTCGTCAAGGCAAATAGCCCTGCTGAGGCAGATGCGATTGCCATCACTAAGGGTATCTACTTTGACCCTGAGTTTGAGATTGATTGCGATTGCTGTGGTAACCGCTGGTATCCTGCTACTGAATACACTGCCTCAGATACCATTCCTGCTGTATCAGATTGGGATTGCCAATGGGCTATCTCTGATGGTGTGTTTGCTCAGATAGTTGTTGAGTAGGGGAAACCCTACTTGATACACACCTAAAAATGTGGGTACCCAAAAATAACGGTTTGATAACGAAGCTTAATAAATGTGTAAAATACGGCGTGTCGCTACCTAAAATGTCATACCCCCTTGCTATGCTTACAGGGTAAGCAAAAAAGAAAAGGAAATTGAAAATGAAAAACGAACTAAAGAAGTGGCAACTATTCGAATACACCATTGACGGAGATGCTGTCGTTTCGTCAATCTACTACCTAGACATTGCGGAATTCCTAAAGGAACACCCTGAAGCAGTGCCAACTAACCACCGCTAAAAGAAAAGGAAATTGAAATTGATAACACTAACTTTTGAAACTTGGGAAGAATTTGATAACGCTCTAAGCGGTATCACTAGCCTAGTAATCGCTACTAATCCAGACCCTACTAAATAGTTATCCACAACTACTTATCCACCTGTGGATAACTTTGGTACCCAAAAATAACGTTTTGGTAACAAACTTAAAAAGACCTACGATTTACGGCGTGTCGTTCCCTAAAATGTCCTACCCCTATGCTATGCTGAAAGCATAAAGAAAAAGAAATGAGAAATCAAATGGCAGTAACAATCAAACTAACCCCTAGCGAATCAAACCTATTCAACTGCGAAATCTGTGGCAACCCTGCCAACAAGATGAAACTAATGAACAGCGGTTACTGCCAATACACTTGTGCCAGATGTGCCAAGTAAAATGTCATAGCCTACTGATAAACTAAATATATAAACAAAAGGAAATGAGCCTTAGCAAATAAACGAGTAATCGGTGAGCCTAAGCAAATAAGTTCCACTAACAAAAAAAGAAATGAGAAATAAATGAACATCAACGAAATTCGCGAACAAGGTATCGGTTCAAACTTCAAGGTTATCAACCAAGCAGACGGATACCAAAAGAATAACCGCCTATGGTTTGGTGAGTGTGTTGAGTGTGGTGAGAGAGTAACCAATTCAAACCTAAAAGGTGTTTGGGTTCACACAATAATCTTAGAGCGTGACGGCTTGTCTACTAGGTCTAGAGATGTTGATTACTGCCCTACCGCTCAAATTCAGGGTAACCTAGTTCAAGAGATTTCAATCTAGGCAAAAACTTTTTGCGACACGCCAGGGATAACTTGACAAATCGCAAAAATTTTGGTACCCGATCGAACACTTGTTCGAATGTAACGATTAGGTTACGGAAGCTCAGAAACACCCCTAAATCTAACTAAAATGTCAGACCCCCCTGTTACAATGAATACATAAACGAAAGGCAAACTAATGAAAAGAATTCACACAGTAATGGCGTTCCTACCAAACAAGAAGAAGGTTATTGACCTAACCTATGACGCAGACAATTTTACAGTAGAGCAAGCAATCAAGTCTGTGGAAGACAAGGGCTTGACAGTAATTTCGGTTTACACAAACTAAAATGTCTGACCCTACTGCTAAAATGAAATCAAACGAAAGGAAGTCAAATGGCTAACTACAATGTTGCGAGATACAACGAACTAATGAGAATTGCTAAGAGCAACGAATTTATGTCTGAAAGCGAATTCAACGAATTGGTTGGAATAATGAAAATTAGGGGATACCACTAAAATGGAATTCCTATCCCTAGCCCTAATCGCTTTCGCAATCTATCTATTTATCAATCAGTAAAGGAAATCAAATGTCTGTAACTATCAAGCGTAATGTAATTCTATCGGTTCTAGCAACCATCTTCTTCTTCGTGGCTAAGTCTGGTCTTGATGAAATGGCTAAGTCTGGTCTTGACGGCTTGGGAATGTTCCCTTTCCTAATCGGTGGCTTTGGCTTTCTAGGCTTCTCTATCGGTCTGGTTATTCGTCTATGGGGGAATGAGAAAGAGTAGGAGTTATCCACACCCTACCCCAAGTTATCCACAGGGGGTACCCCCCGAACACTTGTTCGAATTTACGTAGCTTACGTAGCTCCCCCCCAGCTTTTTTCGAACAAAAGATCGAATGTAACGAATTGGTAACAAAATGCGACACACCCCCTAAAAGCCTATAAAAACTAACTAAAATGTCAGACCCCCCTGCTATGCTTACTATGTAAGCAAAAGAAATGAGAAATAAATGAAATACCTACTAAGCCCAGCCGAATCAGCAAAGTTTCCTTGCGACCTTTGTGGCAAGCCAGCAACTAACGCCTATGTAATGCGTTCAGGATTCGTTCGTTACAATTGTAATCGCTGTGTGTCGTAACGCTAAAATGTCTTACCCTAATGCTAAAATAAATTATCAAACAAAAAGAAAGAGCAACTAAATGCCAAAGCCAAGAATGACCAAAGCCGAAAAAGCAATCGTGAAAGCGGTGAACGCAATTGTGTTCGCAAATCCAGAAATCCGTAATGGCGGAAAATTCCTAGACAGAGCCGCTTTCCAAAAGTTGCCAGACCAGACCCAGAAAATCTATCTGGATTTGGTAATCAACAAAACATTCTAAAACCAAATGGCGTGAGCCTGAGCAAATAAACGAGTAATCGGTGAGCCTCAGCAAATAAAGCCCTAACGAAAGGAAAACTATGACAGCCAAAGAAAAAATCGAATTGCTTACTCGCAAGCACGAAAGAGGTTTGGTTATCTCTAACCTCTACTCTGCCATTCTCGCCTGTGATGAGGATGCCGATGAATGTGATGTTTGTCTAGGCTTGAAATACGCAATTCAGCGGATAGAGAAAATGTAGTTATCCACAGGTAACCAAAAGTTATCCACAGGGCGTACCCACCCCCCTAGATCATTTACGTAACCAATTAAATACCCCCCAGATTATTTCCCATAATGTCCGACCCCCTTGTTATACTTATCGTATGAACGATAAGACGACTTGCTACCACTGCCAGAAGAACAACACCTACGCTTTGGCTACCCTAAAAAATGGCAATGTTATGCGTGTGTGTAACCTATGCTCATTTTACCTTGACGACCTAATCACCAACCTAGTAATTCTCTAAGAAAGGAAAATCCCTATGGATGACGACTATGTAGAATATGATGAGTGCTATGAAGAGCCAGGTGACTTCTTTTCATAGCACCACCCTTCGGGGGGTACCCCCAGCTCCGCTGGGTCGTTTACGTTAAGAAGTATAATGTCTGACCCCCCTGCTATACTTGAGGTATGAATTCACGAAAGGCTAACTCTATGACCACTCCTAACCCTAACCCTAATGTCGTTGGCTATGTCTGCGTTTACTGCCAGAAACTCTACCTGCCAGAAGAAACCATCTGCCTAGATTGTAACGAGTATGACGGAATGGTGGCTCTAACCAAGAACATCTTGGCTATGTTTGCTGACCCTGTTGTTTCATAATGTCTGTGGCTACTGCTAAACTTACCCTATAAACCCTATCGAAAGGCTATCCCCTATGTGCGATTGCGAAGACCGTCCTTGCTGTGGCTGCTACTCTATGGCTGACCTATACTCCAACTCTGGAGACCCCTATGACCCTAACAACTGGTAGGTAACTACCCCCCCTGGGGGGTACCCCCAGATCTAGCTCTTTTACGTTAAGAACTATAATGTCCTACCCCCAATGTATAATTGTATTATCAACGAAAGGTAAACTATGTTAGAAATCGCATTTGGAATGAAGCAGGTTCAGAAGAACTCAACCGAGAACCCTATGGTCGCTATGATGGCTCTGGAACTGGAAGACACTCGCAACAACCTAAGCGAAGATGAGTTTTTAGAGTTTCTTGCTAAGTTTGCTCTCTCTATCTCTGCTATGGCTATCTCTCAAACTGTTCAGTTGTGTCTTGATGAAACCACGCAAGATGAGTTGGAGAAAACCATTTTGGAACTAATGGAAATGGAAGATTTAGGTAAGGAGTAATCTCCTACCCCCGAAAGGGGGTACGCCCAGCTCCGCAGGGCTGGTTTACGTAGCTAATTAAAAAGCTCCCAAACCTTTTTGCTAAAATGTCAGACCCCCTTGCTATAATTGTATTATCAACCAAAAGAAATGAGAAATAATGAACGACACTCCGCTAGTAATCCGCTCTAATGAAGTTGTAAACAACCTACGAGATGAGAAACTAAACTACGACACCTCCTACGCAAAAGCGTTTGGTGCTTGCTGGGGAGTAATGACCGACGAGCAACGACTAATCGTTTTGGAATACTCGCAACGCCAAGCAATAATTATCAACACACTAGGAGAAGAAATAAACTAATGATGACACGCAAAGACTATGTAGCAACCGCAGAAATTCTAAATTCTTATGTTCACAATTTAGACGCTCCAATTTTTGATTGCCTAGTTCAAGATTTTGTGGCTATGTTCGCAGAAGATAACGACCGCTTTCTAATTGATAAGTTTGAAGACGCTTGTTGGGGAACGGCTAGGGAGTAATCCCTGCTCCCCTGGGGGTACGCCCCCACCCCTAGCTCGTTTACGTAACGCATTAAATTTACCCTAGATTTATTCCTAAAATGTCTTACCCCTGATGTATAATAAAACTATGAAGAAAAAGAAACCACCACTAGGCAAGGTCGCCAACGCTACTCGCAAGGCTCACGCCAAGGAATTGTTCCAGAGCCTTTTACTCAACAAGCACTTAGTCGTTACCCCTGCCAACCGCAAGGGTTCACGACAGAGCAACAACCAAAAAGCAATTAGGGAGAGTTACTAATGGATGAACTATTTATTGTAATCAACGACAAGGGATACGCTGTTGAGATGTGTCTTACCGAGCAAGAAGCGTTAGAGTGGATTGCTAAATTTGGTAACAAAAACTATTCTATCGATTTGGATGTGGTGTGCTAATGAAAGTTTATGTAGTTATTGAGACTTGTTGTATGCACTTTTGTGGAGTATACAAGGACAAGGCTGAGGCTGATGCCTATGCCGAAGAGAATGACTATTCCGTCTATGAGTATGACCTTTAGTGTCATACCCTCACGCTATAATTGAAACACCCTAACGAAAGAGAAACTAATGAAAGCAATTATCGAATCTAACTGTGTTTGTGAACCAGACGAAGAAAACCCTGAAAGCCTAAATTGCTACGGTGACTGCTGGGAATGGCAGAAAGAAGACGTTCAGTGGATTATCGGTGAATGGGCAACTAAGAATGAAGTAGCCGAAGGACAGCCAATTCTAATTACTGGCACAAACATGAACTGGAACCATGTTTCAGGCTGGGCAACCGCAACACCAGAAACCATTCTCGATAAACTAACCTTGAACGGTGATTTTAGTTTAGAGTTTGACTTTGACCCTGATGAAAATACTTTCAATGTTGTTCGTCGTTCTCACGATGAAATGGGAGCGTTGTTTACTTTTGTAATCATGGAGCCATGCAACCAGTGTGGAGTAGGAATTCCACGAGAGATTTATAACGAAGAACTAGGCATGTGTCTTGAATGTTCAAATGCTTACTTCAACCATGAGGATGAAGAATGATAGAGTTTGGAGTTATCCTAATAGCGATAGGTTTGGTTATCCTACTGAATCAGTAGATACCCCCCGAAAGGGGGTACGCCCTATCGATCAGCTGCTTTACGTAGCCATAATGTCAGACCCTAAATGTATAATGGTATTATCAAAGAAAAGGAAACTATGTCACTCATTCGCTCTAAAGACCGTAAAGTTGCTAACCAAGTAAACAAGGCTGGCAGTCAGGCTTCAATGGCTAACACTTTTGGATTACCTAGTGGCAAGGCTTTTTCCTGCCCTGGGGCTACCTCGGTTTGTGAGACTATTTGTTACGCTGGCAAACTTGAAAAGGTATTCAAGGGTGTTCGCAATGTTTTGGTATCTAACTATGAGCAACTACTGGCAACCGATACTCTAGGCATGATTGCTTTGATTGACGAAATGATTCAAGACTTCAAGCAGGAATGTGAAAAGCGTAATGCCGATAAGTTATTCCGTATTCACTGGGACGGAGACTTCTTTAGCGAGGACTACACTAGAGCATGGAATTTTGTTATCCGCCTAAACCCTGATGTTCAATTCTGGGCTTACACTCGTTCAGACTTTGCTGTTCCAATTCTAATTGACATTCCTAACCTAGCCCTATACTTCTCTGCTGATTCTGCTAACAAGACTTTGGCATGGGAACTAAAGCGTAAGTATGGTGTGAAACTTGCTTACCTCGCCAAAGACTTTGCTACAGGCAAGAGTGACTTCAATGAGCAACAGGAAAAGTCTGCTGTTCCCTGCCCTGAAAACAACAAGAAGATTCCAATGATTAGCGAAAAGGGCAGTGCTTGCGTGATGTGTTCGCAGTGTGTGTTTGCTCGCAATGACATTCTGTTTAGTGCTACTAAAAAGTAGTGCTAGGCAGGGTACCCCCCACCCCATAGCTGCTTTACGTTACGATGCTAAAATGTCCTACCCCCCCTGTATAATATATACATAAGCAGGAAACGCAGCCCCCAAACAGAAAAAAATAATTGAACAAGTTTGAAAAATGTGCTTGACAATCTCCTGCTTATGCCTTATAATAGATACATAAGCAAAAATGTTTATGTAAACCGAATAGAAAGAAGCAAAAATGACCGAAGTTACTGTTGGCTCACAGTTCGCAACCCAGAAGTCTGGCGTTGTTGGTATTGTTCAGGAAGTTGTAATCAACAAGAACGGCTCTCAGCGTGTTCGCCTTGATGTAAACGGAACTGACCGCTGGACTACTGTAAAGTAATTCACCAATCCTGAGTATGATTTCAAACTGCTCACAACATTGTAAATAGGTTCGTTATCCATAATTGTGGCTCGTAGAGATAACCAATAAGCACCCACTCCCTATCTATAATGTCTTACCCCCACGCTATAATAGAGTTACAACCCAAACAAAGGAAGATAAAATGGCAAGAGCCGTATCAGTAAAAATCCCAACTATCAAAGTCATTGAGATGATTGAGAACAAGTTGGCAGAGATGAACAAGGTAGTCAAGGAATACCCTGCCCTACTAGCAACCTACAACAAGGCTAACAAGGAATACACCAAAGCCCTTGCTGAGTTGGTTGGCAAGAACTCTAACAAGATTGTTGCTTATCGTGATTTCGATTGGACTAGCGACCAGATTGCTCTGTCTAGCGACTATCGTGGCTCTGCCCAGATTTATGTTGGCAAGGGTCTAACAAGCAAGATTGGCGACAAGCCAGAAAAGCCAGAAGACCCAGACAACTACACTTTCAAGCAGAACTTAGAGCAGTTGGAAAAGACCTTGAAGTTGCTTCGTATGACCGAACAGGAAAGCGTTTCTGCCTCAACCTACAACTCTGTCTTAGACCTAATCTAAGATAAGCACCTAAGCAAGTGTCTAAAAGGCTTAGTAAACACCTTACTCTCTGTTGCTCGCAAGGGTATTCATAATAAGGTTTTTATACACCTAAGCAAGTGTCTAAACTGCTTACAATCCCCCTGTGAAGTATCTGGATAGATACTGGTTAGCAGGGGGATTCTTGCTACCCCAGGAGCTGGGGGTACCCCCCCTACCCACTAAGCCCTTTACGTTATAATGTCTTACCCCCCTGTTATAATTGACCTATCACAAAGAAAAGGAAAACTATGAAACACGAAACAACCCTTTACACCTACACCAACAAAGCCTATGTTACTGAGTATGGCGATTTCGCAGCCGAAGGCTCTTGCCTTACTTTTGATTCTTCACTACTCTCTAACTCACAATGGCAGTTAGTAGATGAGTTGCCAGATTCACAAAAGTTTGAGTATGTCTTGGCTATCCTTGACGGAGAAGAAGATGTTATTCGTGAGATTGAAAGCGAGAATAAATAATGTTTGATGATGTAATCGCTATGGACATAGTGGAACAACTAACCGAAGAACAACTAGACCAACTAATCGCAATACTAGAAGGAGCAGGTTACTAATGTTTATTCCAAACTTAGCAATACTACTAGACGAAATCAAACAGGCAGAGAAATCTTCCAAACTTGAAGGTGTTGTGTCTTACGCTAGTGGCTATGAAGATGGCTTGCGTATGGCATTAGACATTTTGGAAGGAAGGGTAGAGTAATGGAAAAGATTACTGTTAGTCTTAGGTTTGAATACTACCCTGAAGAAGACCACGCAGAATTGTTTGAAGACATGACTGAAGATGAAATGATTCGCTATGCTAAAGAAATGGCTTGTGAAGATATAGTCAGTGGAGATGTTTGGGAATGGCTAGAAGTTTCGGTAGAGTAAAATGTCAGACCCTACCAGTATAATTAGACTATCAACGAAAGGAAACACTAATGGGAACTCGTAATCTAACTAAGGTAATTGACAAAGACGGAGTAACTAAGGTTGCTCAATACGGACAATGGGACGGCTACCCTAGCGGACAGGGTATCAACGCTCTTCTACACGCCTACAATCACAGGCAGATTGAAAGCAAGTTGCCTAGACTACACTTTCTAACCGACAGCGAGATTGAGAACATCAACTCACTACTATCGGCAAGCGGACAGCCAATTAGCGAAGTCTATCCTACCCTATCTCGTGATACCTGTGCGGACATTCTAGGCTATGTCGCTTGGTCTAATGATGTATTCCTAGTGGATAGTAGCGACTTTGAGAATGACGAATTGTTTTGTGAAGCAGTTTACACGCTAGACTTTCAAAAGAAAAAGTTTATCTCTACTTATGGTGGACACACCTTAGAGTTTGAGTTGGACGACCTACCAGAACCGAAAGAGTTTTTGGCAGATTGGGCGTATGAACTAAATCCTGGTGTGGTGGGCTAACGCTCACCCCTAGGGGGTACCGCCCAAGATCCAAGCTGTTTACGACTATAATGTCAGACCCCCAATGTATAATGGAACTATCAACGAAAGGGAAACAATGAGCGAGTATGTAGCAGTAGACATTTATGACCGTATGGAGGCTAACGCCAACGACCTTGGTGGTAGCGTTGAGGAAGACCTAGCAGAGATTCTTGCGTCTGGTGACCTAAGTGCTTTTGAAGACTACTTTGGCGACACAGACCCATTTGAATTCCTATAATGTCCTACCCCACCTGTATAATAGAAACATCAACGAAAGGTAAAGAATGAACGAGAATGAAAACACAGATAACATTGGCAATTTTGGTGAGTATAATGCTGTTCCTGTTGAACCAATAGTCCACCCTTCCCTAGCAAAATTGTATGACGAGATTGCTGACCTAAAAGAAAAGTTGGTTCACTCAACTACCATTGCGAGCGAAGCACAAACTCGTTTGCGTGAACAGCAGAGCGAGTATCGTGAGAACGAGGGCAAACTTCAAGACATTCTAATTGAAGCACTTGGAGATGAAGAAATTGACAAAGATGTAGCAGACAAGATTGCCGAACTCTATGGTCTTGACCTACGCAAGGTATTCTCTATCAACATTCAGGTTGTTGTAAATGTTGAAGTGTCTGCTCCTGTTGGAACTGACCCTAGCGACATTGTAGATAATGTTGGCTTTGGCTATGGCGGTATCACCTACTCTGGTATTGGTGATTTGGAAAGCGACCATTGGGAAATTGACGACTGGGAAGAAGTGTAGGGTAAACCTTTCCCCTACCAGTGCTGGGTATCACTATAAACTACCCCCACATGGGCGTACCCCTCCCTGCCCCAAGATCCATTTACGATAGCTTTAAGAAATCTCCAGAAAATTCCCCAAAACTTTTTGCTAAATAGTATTGACAAACAGAGTGTTTGCCTGTATAATTAGACTATACACAAATCAACCACTAACAGAAAGAGAACCCCTATGGCTCACGAACTAGAACAAGGCGAGAATGGCGAAGTTGCTTTTGCTTCGCTACGCCAACCTGCTTGGCACAATCTAGGCACTGTCTTTGAAGAGCAGGTCAATACAGCAGAGATGCTGAAACTTGCTCACCTTGATAATTGGAATGTTCGTCTTGAAGATGTAACCATTCCAGAAAACTTTGAGAGCGACAAAAACTATTCGTTCGTTACTCGCACTAACCCTTTTGATAACACCAAGAATGATGTTCTCGGCGTTGTCGGTGAGCGTTATGTTCCCCTACAAAACGAAGACCTATTTTCGTTTGGCGACAACCTGCTAGACGGCGGTGGTCGTTGGGAAACCGCTGGCTCAATCAAGGGTGGTCGTCAGGTGTTCGGCTCTATCGCTTTGGCTGATAGCATTACCCTAGACCCTAATGGTCGTGCTGATAAGATTGATAACTATCTTCTAATCAACACTTCTCACGACGGAAGCATTGCTATTCAGGCAAGTATCACGCCTGTTCGTGTTGTATGTGCTAACACTCTCAACCTTGCTCTATCTTCATTCAAGGGCAAGAAAGCAGCGAAGCAGACTTTCAAAATCCGCCACACTTCAACTGCCGAAGGTAAAATCGCAGTTGCTCGTGAAGCACTAGGTCTTGCCAAGACTTACCTAGACGAGTTTTCTCTTATGGCTAACGCTATGATTGAAAAGGAAATCACTAAGGCTGACTTTGATAAGATTGTCGCTCTTGCTTACCCTGCTCCTGAAAAAGACGCTAAGGGTTCATTCAAGAAATACGACAGCAAGATTGACCTGCTAAACGACATTTATGTTGGGCAATTCAATGACACCATTTCTGGAACTGCTTGGGGAGCATACAACGCTCTAACCGAACGCCTAGACTGGTATCGCTCTGCTCGTGGTGGAAGCAACGAGAGTATCTACGCTTCTGCTTCTGGCTTTGACCCTGTAATCAACGCAGAGAAGAACCGCTTGATGAAGATTGTTCAACAGGTTGTAATGGCGTAAGCCATTCTCCCTTGCTCCTGGCAGTAAAATGTCAGGGGTATAGGGGGTACCCAGCTATCGATCTTATTTACGACACACCTTACGATATCCCTATAATGTCATACCCTACCCTTATAATAGATACATAACCCGAAGAAAGGAAAAGCAATGCCTAAATACCAAATAGAAATGATGATTGAATTCTCTGGTGAGATTGAAGCAGACAACGAAGAACACGCAGAACAACTTGCTTGGACGAGTTGGGGAGATACAATGGATAGCCCTATCGTTTATGACGGTGTTTATTCAATTGAAGTAGAAGCAGTAGACGAAGAAGAAGACGAGGAAGACTAATGGGAGCAAGAATAAATCCAGACGACATTCAGTTTCGTAAAGACGCTGACTACTATATGGACCCTATCGGTCTAGCAGTCATCCTTATTGAAGAGATGATTGACTGGGGTATTGAACGAGACCGAATGATTGTTGAGAAACTACCAGAAGAACACATTTGGTATTTTGATGGTCTACTCCGTCGAACAGAAACTATCCTAGACAGACTAGGTGTAGAGAACATTCCAGTAGTAGGTGATTGCTAATGAGTGATTGTATTGAGAATGATAACGGACGTTGTATGTTCTGTGGTGCTATAATGTCTGACCCTACCGCTATAATTGAAGCCTAACCAAAGGAGAACAATGTCTAAAACCTATCAAGTAGAATACAATGCTGTCTATTGGGTAACTGCCAATAGCGAAGAAGAAGCAATTGAGTTGGCTATTGAAGAACACGAACAAATGCCTAATGGCGATTGGGAAGCAATGATAGACCCTTATGACAGCGACAACTTCAACACACTAGGAGAGAAATGACACAACTAGAAAGCCTACTAGAAGAAAAGGCAGAACTGCTTCAAGACTTTGAAGATGTAAAGAATATGCTAAGTGATTCAGGACACGACCTATTCCTAAACAGGATAGATATGCTTGACAGTATGATTGAGATTGAGTTGAACAATGCCTAATTACATTATTGTTGCTACTAGAAAACAAGAGTTTGAGATTGATGCTGTTGATTTTCCAGATGAACAGGCTGCCCTTGCTTCTTTGGATAATTGGATTGCTGATGACTTTGAAGCATTTGCTATTCAGGCAACTTGGGATTTTGAGGTGTTAGCAAATGACTAGACCTGCTTGTGCTTGGTGTGGTATGGATGAAATGGATGAGTATGCCTCATTCAACGGTAAAGATATTTGTATAGATTGTGCAGGAGAATAATGAGTTATAGCACTTGTAGAGAATGTCTTGAAGACTACCTAGATGAAGACCTAAATGATTTTATGGTTTGTTATGTATGTGACCACGAATGTGACGAAACCTGTAATAATCCCTGTAATGTAAAGGAAGCAAATGAGTAAAAAGATAAACATCAAATTTGAATTGAACTATGATTTGGAAGACCTACGCTTTATGGTGGGGGAAGACTTTCCAGAAGAACAATTTCGTGAACGAGTAATTGAATATGCTTTCCACGACCTACACGAAATGTTGCGTAGCGATAGCGTAGATGCTTGGGCAGATGTGGAAGAAATCAATGAGTAACGCTATGGGAGAAATCACAGTAGGCGAAGCGTATGAAGAAGGTTTCTATGATGCTAGGGCAAGTGTATTAGAACTAATAGATGAGTGGTATACGGAGTATAAATCAAGTTTAGACTTGCTACCCTTGCCAGTTGCGATTGGCTTTTTGAAACAGGCTATCTTAGATGCCGATGTTTTAGATATGGAGTAACATCCACCCGAAAGGGTGGGTACCCCCAGTTAACATAATATAGTTAAACTAAATAATTAATTACGAAAGCGGATTAAGATCCCCGAAATCTTTTCCCAGAAATTTAGCTTTTGCTATTGACAAATGAGGCGTTATGCCTTATACTTGTAATACAACCCAAAAGAAAGAGAACAATGCATACCCTACAATACATTGCAATTCAATCAGAAGATAAAGAGAGTGCAGCCAACACAGTAAAGAACCTACTAGAAGAAGAACTAAATCCTGGTTCGTCTTGGTATGACTGGTTCGTTGTAGGTGGAGGTCGCTTTGCTCCTAATCCAGAAGACCAGTATGATGACACCCATGAGACTGTTATCTCCTATGCAGATACCCCTGACATTTTTGATGAGAAAGTTGGAGACTGTATGAAATCCAAAGGTCGTGAGTATCAGGAACTCTATACAGATTACAAACTAAATAAAGAAGAAATAGAGAAGACCTTTGAGGCTTGGAATGGCAACATGGAATTCTCTATGGCTCTCTATCCACTACGGAAGATGTTGGACATTGTTCAAGGACATTGGGATTACACATCTCGTGTATACGACATTACCAATTGGTCTACCAATACCCACCACATGAACAGAAGTCTAGCAGACGGAAACAAAAATTGGTTCCTTGTGCCTGTTGACTTTCACTTCTAAACCTGCTATACTTATACTCCCACAAACAAAGGAAACGAAATGGCTACATTTGAAGTCACTGTGACTTATCACTTCGACACAACTTACGAAGTCGAAGCAGACAACTATGAACACGCAGAATACAAAGCCCTAGAAGAAGCAACCGAATGGAAGCCTTACTCATCTGAAAAGGGATACACCGAAGACTGGTATCAGGTAGAAGTTGAGCCAGCCCTGATTAGCGGAGAGATTGAAGACTAATGATATTAGTAGACAATTGGGTAGACACCTACAAGCCAATCAAGAATGAGAATAACGACTGGGGTGGAACCTACTCTGCCTTTGAAACCTATGGAACAGAACTAGACTTCGTATGGTCTAAGCCTAACAATCTTGTTTGGACTGAGATTGACGGTGACGAGGGTAGTTACATTATCGCTGGCAAGCACATTGTAAATCGCCTACAATACTTTGTATGCGAAGTGCCTTGGGAAGATGAGAACCTTATGGTCGCTATCTCTGTTGAGCAAGAGTGTGAACTCTGTGGCGGAACAGGCGAGCAACCACTTGGAGAAGATGAAGTAGAAGACTGCGACACCTGTGGTGGTCGTGGCTACTGGCAGGTCTATCCAGACACTATGGAAGAACTAGAAGCACTAATCGGGAAAGAGAGAGCAAATGGCTAAATACGTCAAGCACCTAAGCAACGAAGAACTAATGGCAAGAATAGCAGATGACCTAGTTAGTATGCATAATGATACTGGTATTCATCTTGGATACTGGGAGACGGCTATGGAACTTGTAGAACGTTTTTACCACGTAAATGTTGAAGTAATCGTAGGAGAGAAGAAGAACTATGAAAGCGTTTGAGAACCTTGCCTTTGACAGGGAGAACTTTGAGAGTTGGGTAGATGAAAGTCTACAGACCAGGCTTACTGATGAGCAGTGGGAGCGTGTCAAGGATGAACTTGACGGACGTGTAGAGAACTACTTGGACCAGATGATTTACGACGTTGTGCTAGAGTTTAGGGAGGGAGCCTTCGATGAATAAGGACTGGGACCTAAACATCTTCTTCAAAGAAGTATGGGATGAGAACGTAGAAGAGTATGTGCTTGAAGATGTGTTGACTATCAATCCTGTAGTCTACATGTATGACAGTAATGGTTCTAATAATCATTATTCAGATATCATCTGGACCACTACCTTTGCAGAAGCACGTTACCTACGGAGCCAGTATCCAGAGAAAGAATACGGCTACGACTGGACTGACACCATTAGCAACTTCATAGAGATTGCACCACCTAGGCTGAAGTCTCTAGCCATGGCATTACCCAGTGCCTACGATTACAAGATAGACTTGGTGGGTTGAGACTACTCCTCATCAGGATACGCTAAGGGGTTGGCGTATTCGGTGGTAGGTTGAGAGACGTTATTTCCTTTCACTCTTGACCTACCACCACAATTTTGGTATAATAGAAGTTACAACTAAATACGGAGAACAAATGACAAACGACGAAAACAAAGTAGCAGACAAGATTGGAAAACTTGTATCAGACCTAACATTAGACATTGAGCAGGTAGGACTTTACATTGGACGACAACCGAATGTAATTCTAAATAGATTAGAAATCATTACCGAGACAGCACGAGAAGAAAAGGAAGACCTACATTTGACCATTGACAATGATTGGCGGTAGGTGTATAATAGAACTATGAACGAAACCACTATAGATAACAAATGTAACATCCTAGCAGAACTATGGATGGACTACCGAGATGATGTAAACTTTGATGACTTCATCAACTACGCTGACTTAGGTTTGCCATTGGCATACGCTATCAGTAATGAGATAGTCAAACTTACTCCACAGGCAGAGAAGTTTATCACGGAGGCTTTTGATTTGCTAGTAGCAAGTATGGGTCTAGAAGATACAGGCTTTGAAACTCTGGATGACATTTTCATGGAAGGCGATTTAGAAGCTTTCGAAGATCCAGAAGAGTAACCAGTGGATCCCCTGCAAAGGGGAGACCTGGGGTACCACATCTTATTCAATTTGTCAATAGCCAATTTATCCAATATAAAAAAGTATTACGATAGCTTCAAATTTTCCCCATATTCTTTATATATATCACTATCAAAATAGATTACGATAGATCATATATTTTCCCATATTCATGTATCAGCCTATATAGTGTATATACCTATAGGGATATTACGATAACCTTTAGCTACCCCCGAAGGGCTGGCAGAGCCAGGGTATTACGAATGATAAGCAAAATCCCCTATATAAGATACAACACCATATCGTTTGATATTGATTGATTATCTTTATTTATTTAAAAAAACATTACGATATTCGTTTATTTTTCCCCAAAATTGATATATTATTGAGAATAATTATCATTAAGAATATACTTGACAAATGTGGATATATGTGCTAGGGGATAGGGGGCTATGGGAAAATGATTACGAGGCTTAAGATACATGAGCTCTATTACACATATATATTTCCCAAATCCATCTTATTGAGAATGAGTATCAACAACAGTAAGATCTTTGTGGATAACTCTGTGGATAAAACCTATCCAAAATAGCCTTTAAAGGGGGTATAGAGAGACTTTAATCTGTCTCTGAATGTTCTGGGGTATCGAATATTTGCTGTATCAGATAGGCTTGCAAAAGATCTTTTCCTAATACATCCCTATACTCTCCAGCTACATTTATTAGATATGTGGCATCAGGGAATATGATGTATTTGCTTTTATTAGCCATGTGTTTCTCCTTATAGGTTTATTATGTTATATAGGTATTACGAAGCTTCTTCGTTGTTCCCCGAAATTTCTAGATCCAAGATCTCTTCCATAGCAGTCTCTAAAGACTTAGGAATAATCTCACTCATAGCACGTTCACATCATTGACTAGGAAGATAATCTCTTCGGCTGTATCTTTGTCTAGCATAGTGTTAGCTATACGAGCAAAACGTTCTCTCTCCTGTTTACGAACGTTGTCTGCAAACTCTTTAACTGCATCAACATCTTCTTTAGTGGTGCTATTGTCTAGCACTAACATTCCGTGTTCAAAAACAATCATTAGAAAGGATTGTCCCCATGCTCAAAGGTGTGGTCCTTGAGAGTCTTGGCTTCGTCAATAGCAGCCTGTAGGATTACGATGGCACTCTGTGCTTCTTCTAGAGTTAGCTCTACAGTTGTCCAAGTGCTAGTCTGGTGGTTTGATACGACTAGGTTTACCATAGGAACATTATCACTCCAGCTCTTGAAGCCGTCTGCCATAAATGCTGTGTATTCTTTTGTTATTCTATTAGTCATTGTTGCTCCTTATTTTCTGTATTTGTTGTTTTCAATAGCGTGAATTGTGTATAGCAATATGCCTACCGCCACTATAAACGGTGACAGGATAATACCTATGCATAATGCCATGAATACTATACCCTCAAACATCGTTACGATCCTCTGTCCTTTTTGCCAGATCGATTAGCCATGCCAGCAGGAATGTTACTCCAAGACATACTACGCAGAGTAGTCCCAATGCAAGTTCTACCATTTAACTTTAATCTTTCCCTCGTTTACGAATGTGCTGTGTGCTTGCTCCATAAAAGCTTTCTTGGCTAATGCCTTTAGCTGTGCCTTAGTCCAGTGGCTAAGTTTATCTTCGTCGGAATCAATCTCTAATTCAACAACGTTCTTAAGAACGATCTTAACTGTTCTTGTCATCGAATACCGTTGGGTCAACGAACTCAAGGATGGCTACCACTGCCTGTAGCTGGTGTCTAGCCTGTTTACGATATCGCCATTTACCATACTTCTCGTAGGTCTCTAGCTGGTTTCCTACACTTAGTAGAAAGTCTGCAATGCGTTCTCTTTCGGCTTTTACGCCATCTTCATATGTTTTCATAATACAATTATATCCTATGCTGCTTGTTTTGTCAATAGTGGTTTGTGTGTTACCCAGAAATACTGGCAGGTATCGCAACATGGTTCGTTGTGCTTACTGCCTACTGCTTCGATAAAGTGTGAGTAGTAGATTGGATCTTTACGATGCAGGTTAGCCTTGTGGGTGGTGGTAACTCGCTTCATTACGATGCTGTTCTCATACCACTCTGGTAGCTCGGTTCCCCAATACTTTCCCTCGGTAGCAACAAGAGCATTAATATTAGCAAGGTTCTTGTCAGTCTTAATGCCACGGACATTTGCTTGCTTAACCATAGCCATGGTGTAGTTAAGTAAAGTAAACTCGGAGCCACGCCACATCTTAACAGCTGGGTGGTTACGCCATCCTGCACGTGGGTCTGGATTGGATAAGACTTTAAGAATCTGGTAACATTCCAGGATCTGCTTGTTAAGTCGTTTGTTGTCTAGGGCTAGAGCAGAGTTCTCAAAATCTGCATATGGGAGAAAGGTTTGCATACGTTCCTATCGTTTAATGGACCTTATATATCTATTATACAGGATGCTCGCTTGCTTGTCAAGCGTTTGTTCCTCTATTTACCGCCGAGTTTTTACGCCGAGCTTTATTCAGCGTTTGCAATATCTCTAAATCGCTTTGGTGGATGTGCGTAGATATCTACCTGCTCAAATGGTGTCAGATAGGTAGTTGCATATTCTCCAGCAACTTCGTTGTAGAAGACTTTCTTCTGTGCTCTAGCCATGGCTACAACCTCTAGGTCTATTTCCAGGGCTTGCTTCTCAGCCAACTTTAGAACATATTCTACTGCTAGATCTTCATCTAACTCAGTAGTCACATCCCAGATAGCCCCAATTGTCTTTCGGTCTTTGTCTTGAAACATAACGGAATATTCGACTGCGTATCTAATGTTCATAGGTTCTTCCTTATTCTTCTCTTGGCTAATCTAAGCTTCTTTAGGGTAGCCTTATCTTTGGTTTTCTTTTCAACATCCTCTATGATGGTCATCACACGGATATACTCTTCCAGGATACCTCGCTGATGTTGGTATTCGTCATCACTTAGCCAAGTATCTCTAAGTGTTTTAAGCAAGGTTTGATCCACGATTATAACCTGCTAAATATCCTGCCTTGTATGCTAGGATCTCGTCTTTGGTTGTGTCATGGTCTAGAGTTAGAATCCACTCCAGCATATCTTTAACAGCCTTCTTTTTAAGTCTGTCAAGACTGCGTTTGACTTCTTTATTATTCTTCATTAGTTGCTTCTCTCATCCATGTATCCATAAACTTAGCAATCTGCTTAGTTCCTAGGGTTAAAGCTTCTTGTTTCTTTTCTGCTGATAGTTCAGACAGGAATAGATCTAGAGCAAGATGTGCTTGCTGTGCCATATCTTCTCGTGCCATCATAATAGGCATTACTTTGCTTGCTGGTAGTTCATTGAACCTGGTCAATACCGCCGAGAATTCCTCAGTCTTAATCTCTACTAGAGTTGGAATATGCATTGCTGCTCCTTATCGTTATATGTCTATTATACAGGATTAGCCTGTGTTTGTCAATGGTGTGCTACAATATTCCTATGGCTAAGAAAACTGCATCTACTCGCAACTCTGAGCGTCAGAATGGTAAGGCTTTTAAGAAACACCCTAAAAAGTTTGATCCAATTAGGAGACGCTTAGTAGCTGCCTAATCCTCATCGGAACCTATTGCTGCCACTACTATTAGTCCAGCAATTATAAATAATGCCGTAAATATTGTCTCAATCATTATCTAATTATACCAATCTATCGGTCTTTTGTCAATAGGCATTATAATATTTATATGGAGAACATTGAAGAAATTGAGTCTAAGGTTGACGAACTCTTTCAGAAGTCTGAAGATCTTAACTCTGAAATCTATACCCTCGGAGCCATGGCTGAACGCATTGCTTTCTTTGAACACCTAAGAGAACTCATCCACGAGAAGGAATCTGAGAATGATGAAACTGCAGCGATGGTTCTAGGCTGGGCTTACGAACGTCTAGCAGAAGACTAGAAGGGTAGCTTAGTGCTTTGCACTAGGTTCATTATTCTGGTTGGCTCAGAGGTTCTGTTGTAGTATGTGGCAAGTTTCCTGTTATTTTCATAATTGATATCTCCCCTTTTAGCCTGATGTTCGTGATAGAACGCAAAGACTAAGCCTTCGTGCCTAACATAACTAGTTTTGTTAATGACTTCGTGGACTCTACGCATTGCGGTATCTTCAAATCCCCACCCCTTAAATTTCTCATCATTGCCACCGATCTTCCACCATGCGGTAGGCGTAAAGACATTCACACCAGAACACGCTCCTGGAATTAGTTCGTAGCTAACGTTCTTAAAGCTAACGCCCTTCTCAACCTGCTCAATGCTTTGCTCTGTAAAGGCACGATATTCAGTGTATGGATTGTGCATCAGGTCATCAAGGAAGGCAGCAGAGATAGACTCTTGTAGTGGCTCTATCTGTGGGATAGTGTCTGCATCATTAATGATTACAACGTCACATCCGTCAGCCTCTGCCATCCTTACCCCATCATTACGAGAGCCAGACATGCTCCAGACCTCTCCAGCCCTGTCTGCTGTGTAAATCTTTGCATCTGGCAGGTTTTCTTTATACCATGATACAACCTTGTTAAAGCCAGCTACACGGCTTGGCTGTTCTCTCCAAGGTATTACGACACCAACCTTTATGTCACCGCATGGGTTGGGTAGGTGCTGTGGAAGACTATTTAGAAGAGCATTGTCCCTAATGCCAATGTGAGTAATGTATCCGTCATAGATATTCTTTGACCACCACCCAGCAACATTCTTATTAGACTTATTATAGATATACTTTCCAAACTCATTTTCGTGATCGTTTGGATTAAAGTTTAAATAGTTTTCGTTAGTGTATTCTTTCTTAAATACTGCTGGGTTATGTGACCAGAAGTAGAATTCACCACGCCATTCATACCAGGAATCGTTACCAAGACTATTGATCTTATAGGTTGTATTTGGTAGTCCAATGTGATACCCCAGCAAGCTACCAGCCTTTAGGTCTAGGTCGTGGCTATCCCACTGCCAAATGGTTCTTGGAATACGCATCTGAACAATGTTCGGGCTCTTGTCTAGAACATCCATAATTGGATCAATGTTTAGTGGTCTAAATAACATCCAGTCTTCTTCAATAGACAGAACGTGGTCCACGTCAAGTGTCTGGATGTGGTCGAATATCTTTTGAACTGCGGCTGGCTGACCCATTGGCTTATCGCCAACTGCAACTATCTCAAACCTATTTCCAAAAGCATACTTAAGCCATCTGCGATATTTATCATTACCAGAATCATCAAAGATAATCTGATACTTTGGCTTGCTTTCTAGGTTAGCCTCCCAAGATGCAATGGTTCGTTCTAAGTATCCTTTACGACCATTACCTAAAATTACGAAACAAAATTCTTTGTCTGACATTTATATCCTATCTATCTATAATATTATAACATGGTCCCCCCAGCAGGAATCGAACCTGCGACCAAGAGATTAGAAGGCTCTTGCTCTATCCACTGAGCTATGGAGGGTATTTGACTAATGACTAGCTAAATAATTAACAGTAGCCTGTAGGTCATCTAGGCTTCCCTTGTTAAGAATGATCTGGTCGAAGAAGAATCCGTCTAGGGCTGTCTCAGAAGAGTGCCTATTGATTGGTGTTCCTCCTGGCTTCTCTACTCTCCACATGTCACCGCCAGTATCCTTGATTGCCTGATACTCATTAGGGTATCTAACATCTGTTATTACTACCTTGTCATGCTTTGCAGCAGTTGCCATAGCCTTGTCTACCCAGAAGTTTTCTCCCCATAGGTTACGACCAACCTCAGTTCCAAAACGCTGTAGTAGTCCACGAGTCTCTGGAGAGTCAACCTTTACGAACTCCCACCCCATCTTGTCCACAAGCCACTGAAGCCTAACGCCCTGTAGCTCTGGAATATCGTTAATTTTTGGGTTGAGAGCATACAGTGCTTCACGAATTGGGTCAGCAAATGCCACCCTAGTAAAGCCATGATGCTCAACAAGATAATTAGCGATAGTATCTTTGCCACTCTGGGCATACCCACTTAGTCCAATAATCATTCTTCTTCTTTCTTAAATGTAGCCCAGAATACCCCAACCACATCATAGGAGTAATACTTTTCAATATGGCTAAAGGTTTTAATAACCTCTAGTGTGCTCCAGTCATCTTTAACATGCTCTTCGTATGGATTACCGTGCTCATGTCCTTGTGGGTAGTGAATGATTGGAATAGATATCAATGCATGTTTGGCTTGCTTAGATACCTTCTCCCACAGAGCTAGGGCATCCTCCTTTGACATATGTTCTAGAACATCTCCAAAGATAACCAAGTCATAGTCCCAGTCTTCCCATTCCCTAGCATCAATCTTAAATAGATTGTCATACTTGTTTGTAAGATCGAACTCCTCAACGTATGGTTCCCATGCTTCAATGCCGTCGAACTTATCCATCTGGATATTCTTTTCTTTCAGGATTACCGAGTAGGTTCCTGCTCCGACACCAACATCTAGAATAGTCTTAATGTTGTGGTCTACAATCCATTTTGCAGATAGGTCTTTACCCTCGTATGAACTTCCTGGCATTAGTTATGCAAAGCCTTAAAGGTCTCTGGAAAAGCCCCATGTGATAAGTCTTTTACAGCCATAGCGTAGTCCTGTATCTCTTTCTGGGCATCGTGCTCTAGTCTCTGGTCAAGGAATGTCATAACGCCCTGTAGCGATACCGTCCAACGCCAACGAACATACATACCATATGCAGGTAGGAATAGGCGAGCAATCTCTGGTGCTACGTTATCGTCCATAGCCTCATGGTATAGGTCAGTAGTTAACTTAACAATCTCTTTTAGCTTGTTTGTGTAATGACTACCAAGACTAAAATGGATAGGCTCTCCACTACCCTGCTTGCTGTTCTCTGGCTTACTACGCCAGTTAGAAGCACTAGGAATATAGAACTCTTCGTCCTCGGTAATGTAACGGCGTGAACTTTCGTTCCAGCCATTCTGGTCGTCTACGTGTGTAGAGCCTACCGCATACTTCCACCACTGCCTTGCGACAAATAGTGGGGCATATACCTCAAAGGTGAGTGCTGCATGGCGGAAAGGACTAGTATGTCCTTCACGGATAAGGAAGTTAAGAAGTTTTCCATCTTTAGGTCCAAACTCTTCTACTTCTTTATCGTAAGATACACGAGCAGCGTTAACAATTGATAGATCGCTACCAAGCGTATCCACAAGTCTGACATAGCCTTTATCAAGAACATCGACCTTATTCATCGGTATCTTCAATGACTGCAATTAGATCCTTGGTAAAGATAATGTCGTAGTCCTTACCCTCGTGCTCTACCTTTTGAGTAGCGTATGGATTAAAAGCAACCTTGTCGCCTACCTTAACATCCATCTCTGCACGTTCACCGCTTGGAAGGACACGTCCTAGACCTACGGCTACGACGACACCAATGTTGTTAGCGGATTCTTGAATAGCAGACAGGACTAATCCCGATGCTGATTTCTTTTCTTCTTCTTTTTCTTGCAGGATGATTACCCTGTCTTCTAGTGGCTTTAGCATGTATTACTCCTTGTCAAATGCTAGGCGAGTGATTTCTTCTGATGCCAGCAGAACAGCAATAGGTGCTGCTGCTGTGATACCCACACCAATCCAGGAACGGAAGTCAGTTAGCTGACCATTCCAGAATGATAGGGTGTGTGCTACGTTAGCGATAACAGACACTAAGGCAAAGCCTGTTAGTCCTGCTAGTGTTCGCCAAGTGCTTTCTCCACGAGCCTTAAAGACTACAAGTGAAATTGTATAGGCAAGGATTGCAGCATCGATAAACAAAGCTGGCAACCATTGCAAGATTACTGGAAGACCAGTCCAAGCAGATACCTCATAGATACCAGTAAAGGACACTGTAAACGATGAAATCATCAGGATTGATACTAGGGCTACTGCTGTGTAAAGAACTGGCAAGGCATCTGGATTGATACGCTTTGACTTTTTCTTTAGAACAAATGGCTGGTCGATAGCATCTGTAATTTCCTTAAGATCTTTCTCGGATACAGAGTTATCACCAGTAAGAGTTCTAATAGGCTCATACGGCTCTTTAATTGTTTCTGCGAATTCTACAGGCTTGTTGAAGTTGCCACCTGCGATATCCCATTCGGTTTTATTTTCCATACTATTATTATACCCTAATACTCAGTCTTGTCGTGCTTAATTCCGTGCTTGTCATCGATGTATTTGTGGATCTTACGAAGTGCTCGTGCCTTTGAAATGCCAAAGCCAACTGCTACAAATACTGCGTTCCAAAAAAATTCTGCAATAACGTGGTCTAATCCGAACATTACTTCAAGTAGTTCATCTGTGTGCATGTCTCTCCTTATGCTGTTTATACAATTATAGCCGATAGGCTACTGTTTGTCAAGTTCATATTTTGATGGGTTTGGAAATAGTTCGTGTAGGTAAGACTGTAGTATCTTAAATGAACTATCGTCTGTAGATAGGAATGCTGACTCATTGTTTAGATAGTCAAAGGATCTATAGGCGTGGGCATTATGCGAATAAACCTTTACGTCTGCGATAGGGATACCCCCGACAGAGTACTTATTTCCATAAAAAGATCTCCACATGGGATACCTTTTTCCAAGCAGCGTCGCCAGCTTAGACTTCTCCATCACCATTGGAACATGTAGCTCATAGCTAAGTGGGTCTTTAATATTAAACTCACTAATGATTATCTTTAGCATTCTAGACAGCCTGTTGGCGTATAGGTCTGGCTGTCCCAGGTAAGCAACCAGGTCTGCGTATGCAGATGCTAGAGAACCTCTATGAAAATACTCTATGCTTGATATTGGTTTAACAATAAAAAAATCATCATTCATTAGCACAAAGGTTTCGGATATCTGGTCGTTGTCCACAAGTCTCTGCAGGTTTTCTTCTACCTGAGCATATTTGTTAGTAACTCTATTTGTCTTAACAAAGTTACCAGAATACCAATCTGGCTTACCGCCAACTACCCATATGTTTGCGTCAGGAAAGCTTGCCAATACTGATCTAATTGAATAGCGAAGTTCTTCGTTGTCACCTCTGCGGCATACCCACACAAAGTCCATGACAGATCTACTTCCAGGTGTCTGGTAGTTCGTCAGTAGCCCCAAGAGCACGAGCACGAGCCTTGATATGAGCCTTAGCCTTATCTGGATTCTTAGCCTGTCCGTATAGTCTAATGGCATTTTTTAGGTCTGCTACCGTTGCAATTGGGAAAGAGCCATCTGGCATTGCTACACCGCTACTTGCCATGCGTTCACGAGCTGCTGTGTTGTAGTCTCTCTTTCCAAAGGCAGAGCCATCCCAGACTTTGTTCATACAAACCTTACACATTGGATCGTTGCAATCTGCAGATTCTGCGGTACATTCCATATAGTCTGCCTTGGTTCCCATACTAGTTCCAGATGTGGTTGCAATAGCACCATCTGAGTTTAATGCATCTGGTGAGCGACCTCTACGAGTCTTCTTTGGGTTTTTTCCATATTTGCTCTTGATGTTGCTACCAGTGGTCCCACCCTTTGTAGTTTGCTCTGGACGCTTGATTCCAGTGCCAGTAGAGTTTGCAGCCTGAGCAGTCTGAGTAGGGTTGATGCCAGCATCAGCCTTGTCAAGAGCAATCTCAGTAACTCTTTCGTGAGAGGAATAGTCTGTTCCGAAACCAGCAAATAGAGCCTTGTCTTTCATGCGATTTACAATGCCACGACTCCAAGAGAATCCTGCATCTCCACCCCAGGCAAGCCACATGATATAGCCGTTAGATGGGTTAGACTGACTGCCCCAGTCCTTGCCTTTCTTGTCTACCTCATGTCTAGAAAAATAAGAGTACATACGCTTAACTGTGCTTAGAGATAGAGACTCTCCTCTTGCAAGCTGACCTGCACGAGTCCAGCCTACAGAAGTTCCAGCACCATTAGCCTTGCCAGCCTCTTTAAACCTAATAGCCTTTTTAGCGGCAGCTCTTACACCTGCTGGTGGAGAGTATGTATCTGCCTTAGCAACGAGAGAATCCTCATAGACAACATCATCAGAGTCTTCCCATAGGTCGTCCATCTTGGAAACTGGAACACAGTTAGGAACCATCTTTCCATTATCCCCTGGTTTCATGCCACGCTGTGCGTAGCCATCCCAGCAAGGTCCTTGTGCCTTAATTAAATCATTATTCATTAGTCCATCTCCTCAGTTTCAATGCTTGCACGAATCTGCCAGCAGAACTTCTGAGAAGCCGTCTGGCGGTCTGCAAAGAAGTTTGCTAGACCAAATTCATTCATAGCATTTGCAAGATTTCCAGCCTCAATAAGCTTGGCAATGTGAATTTCAATTTCATTGTAAAGATCAACAAGCATTGGCTGTGGATCTCCTACGATAACTGGTTCCCCTACTGTTGACTGATCGAAAAAGTCTGTTAGTCTATATGGGGCGTAAGCCTTGAGCATACGAAGCCATTCTGCATAGGTGTCTGTGGCAGCATCGAAGTTCTCGTAGATTTCTCCGAAGAATTCGTGGAACTGTGGGAAGTCGTCTCCCTCAACATTCCAGTGGTATCCGTGGGATTTTAGTTTTAATGCTACGTTATCTGCTAGTAGTGTTCGTAGCTGTGCGAGTAATTGTTCCATATCTCTATTCTATCATATAAAAGTTAAAATGGACAGTTTATCATCATGTCCAGGATGTTTTCCCAAGGTAGCGTCCTAGCGGAAAATCTACGTACTTGGTACTATTATACTACTTCTTTGGAGTAGTCTTCTTTGCAGTGGCAACCGATGGTGCCTTTGCTGCTGGCTTGGTAGCTGGCTTTGCAGGTGCTTTCTTAGCTACTGGCTTTGGTGCTTCTACTACTGGTTCTGGCTTCTTCTTGAATAGTGCCTTGATTGCGTTTAGCATTTTATTTCTCCTTGTTATTTTCTGGAAGGAAGGTAAATAGTTTTTCTATTGACTCTTCCATTTGGTTTCCATTGTCCCAATCGGTTTTGACTGCAACAATTGTGGTTTGAACATCTTCAATATACTTGAATGCCCAATCCCTTGACTCCGAAATGAATTTAATAAATCCTTCGGTGTTCTCTAGCTTGTTAGACTCTATTTCTAGAAGTGCTTCTGCAAGCTTAGACTTTGTGTAGTTTGCATCTACGCTTTGCTGTACGATTGTTGAAGCAAGACTATTTATCTTAATCTTAAACTTAACAGCGTAAAACAGGCTTAGTGCAAGAGCAACAATAATAGCAATAAACGATACAAGTTCAATTACTGAATCGATCACTTCACTGCCTTTCTTGTTAACTGTACGAGGGCTCCATGGTCCTCTAGAGCTTTCTTCACACGAATCATATACTCTACCGCAGGTCTTTTGTCTGCATCTGGTAGAGCGAAGAACTGGTATTCATCTGTTATGATTTCAAGGAATGACATTCCCTCAATCACATGCTCAACAATGTTGACACTAAAGTTTGCAGGTGGTGTGATAGAGTGAAACGCTCTACGCATTGCATCTGTATAATACATTAGATCTCCTTATCCGTTGTAAGATATTCCCAGGTATTAGCCCAAGATTGTTTGTCTTTGTGTGAGTTATACTCTCTAGAGACTTTGCCCTTTTCAAGATATACCCCACCCCAAATGCCATATTCTTTTCCAGATACTCCGACAGCGAAACATAGTCTAGCGATTGGACAGTCTGCACAGAGTCCGTCAACCGATGGTCTAATTGTTTCATCTTCTTCATACCTATCAAAGAATACTTCTGGGTCAAAGCCTAGACAAGCTGCCTCTTTGAACCAATCATCATTAGATTCATTTGACATACTTCTTCACTAACTTAGCTGGAATATCCCAGCCGTGACTAGAAACGTCAAAACGATTGACGACGTGCCACTCGTGTTTGATGAATGCTGCATTTGGCTTCATCCAAGCTACTGGTGACTTCTTTGCTTCTAGGACAGTCCAACCATCCCAGGATAGAGAATCGTTAGTTTTTACGATTGCTTCCATCTCTTCTAGTGATTTAATTAACATCATCACTCCTTGTTTCTTACCTGTTGAATACCTTGCTTTTGCAAAATATTAATAGCGGTATACCCCAACTGGGATATCCTTAGAATCAGCAAGGTCCACAAGATCCGTGTATGGCTCTTTGGGCTTGCTGAAATATAGAAAGTGGTCTAGGTCCTGGATACGATCTTTAATAAAAGATGGTGGAACCTTAACTAACTTAGCTTTGATTCCTCTTGCTTTCCAGTTAGACACATTTAGAAATTCCATAGCGAACTCATTAATTGATAATGGTCCTGCTGAGAAAATCGTAAACTCTTTGTCTCCGTCTGGTAGGCTAGACAGGGCTGTTCCCATGCCACGCAAGAATACTGCGTAGTCACTGAAACTCTTTGTTCCTTGAATTCCTACTATCATTTTGTCTTTCCTTCGTTTAGCTTATCTACGATAAACTCAATCTCTTTTAATTGTACATCATCCATGTGCGTTGTGTCAATAGCAATTTTGGAATCTTCGTCAATGCCATTTTCCGTCATGTTCGCTGAGTAAACTGCATTCTGTGAAATCCAATAAGCTTTGCCATGCAAAACTAGGAACCTCATCATGTGTGCTGCTTGGTCTTTGAATGACTGTGTGTCTGGCTTCTTAATTGGAACTGGCATGTATGGCAGAACTGGTTTGATTATCTCAAACAGATGGCTCTGACGATAAGTTACCTTTTTGATCTTTAGCTTGGGAATATCTTTTTGCAGAGTTTTGGATGCAACTAGCCAAGCGGCTATTGCAACAAAAGCACCTACAAAATATTCCATGCTACTTATCCGTTCTGTAGAATCCACTACCCTTAAAGGTAACACCCGACAATGAGAATACCCGAATCATAGGGCTCTTGCAAGTTTCGCATAGATACCCTGGGTCATCATCTGTCATATTTCTTACAACAGAAAATCCAGAATTACATTCATTACACTTGTAATTGTATGTTGGCATATTGTCTCCTTATAGAAAGATAGGGCTACCGATTGGTAGCCACTATCAATCTCTATTTAATTAACCTAGTTTAGCCCAGGTCGCAGCATCTACTACACCTGTTGCTGGAATACCGTGCTTAGTCTGGTATGCCTTTAGAGCAGCCTGTGTCTTAGGACCAAAAGCACCATCGGCAGTTACACCGATCTTAGCCTGAACCTTCTTGACAGCACCACCCTTAGAGCCAACCTTTAGAATTGGCAAAGCAGCCTTAGCAGGTGCAGGAGCGACAGGAGCCGCCTCCTTAACTACAGGAGCTTCCTTTGGAACTGCAACAGTTGGAACCTCTGGAACTGAATGAGTAGGTGCAAGAGTTGCTGGAGCATCTTCAGGAGTTGCCTTGTCAGCCTCTGCGTGAGCCTTCTCAAACTCAATGACAGCCTTGCAGAAAGCCATTGGGTCATAGTAGCCCTTACCATTGTGGAAGCCAGCCATTGGCTGCCCCTTGATGTGACCTGCCCAGATTTCCCAGTGTAGGTGCTTACCAGTTGCGAAACCAGTCTGCCCCATCTTACCAATGATTGTGCCAGCCTCAATCTTCTGACCAACCTTGACCTTGATCGAACCCTTAACCATGTGGAAGTAAGTCCATGTGACTTTCTTACCCATAACAGTTGACTGAACGATTACTGAGTGACCACCAGAGGTTGGTGAGTCGTTAGGCTTTACTGCGATTACCTTGCCATCTGCCCATGCTTCTAGGTAGGTGGTTTCTCCACCCTGCCAGATGTCAACACCGTTGTGGTGCTTCTTTGTCTTCTTAATTGGGTGGATTCTCCAACCAAATGGTGAAGTTACCTTCCAAGCCTTGCCTGGAACTCCATCTACTGGATATTGTGATTTTGCCATTATGCATCATCTCCTTCTGAATAATTATAGCATTATAATTACTGAGCCTCGTGTCAGGATTGAACTGACGACCTATCGCTTACAAGGCGATTGCTCTACCACTGAGCTAACAAGGCGTTTGCCAATCATGCACCGTTTTATATTCGTATGCTACTGGCTGTATATCCTAGTCCTCGCATAGACATTGGGTCAATGAGTCTGAACACCTTCACCCTACCGCTGGGACAGCGACATTTTCGGATACACCTATCTCAGTATAGATTGTTCAGACCTATACTTTGAGCGACTCCAATCGGACTTGAACCGACGACCCCCACCGTGACAGGGTGGTGCTCTAACCAACTGAGCTATGAAGCCTTGTTGTGATGCGTAGTTGACAAAACTACCACCACCGCCCTATACTATACCACCTCTGGGAACGAGCACCATTGCGAACTGTCCTAGTTACTAACGGCTTTGGTATGCCGATTCTACCATCGGGTAGACCCCTACACCACCCTCTTATAGTCGGTGGTCCACTATCTGGAATAGTCAATTCCATTGCTGACCATCCTGGATTCGAACCAGGAACCTTAGAGTTAACAGCTCTCTGCTCTGCCGTTGAGCTAATGGTCAATGTTACTTCTCAAGTATACCCCAAGAAGAAACGTTTGTCAAGTATTTAAACAAGCCACTTAACTACAGGGCAACAGGGATCTCCGCCCTCTTCCCATTCTGCTTCTTCTTCAGCAGTCATATATTGGTCACCGTCGTGGGTCATACAGAATCCCTCTGTAATCCATCCAGCATCGATGCCCTGTTGTAGCCAATTGATGGCTTCTGTTGACTCTTCAATCGAAAAGTCTTTGTGTTCTATGGTCATAAGAAAAACCCTCTCTAGATTTATATACTAAGTATACAGCACCAGAAAGGGTTTGTCAAGGAATCTCTTACTTCTCCGCTGGAATGTTATCAACAAACGCCTGGTTGATTTCCTCTTCCGATAGCTCCCCATCGTTTAGGTAGCCACGAGCAAGGTCCTCAATTACGTTTGCGATACCCATTACACCTGCTAGGATAGCAGTCTGGATAACGTCAATTCCAATAACAGCACCAGCACCAATGGTGGCTAGAGCAGATACTAGGAATAGGGCAAGAATTCTCTTTGCGATTTTTGCATAGTTCATTTATTTTTCCTCCTTATCTTTTTCTTTTTGGTTTCTAAGTGGATATGTAATCACCCATAGAACGCTAGTTCCGATGATTGCGTATCCCACAACTGTTTTTGCCGATCCTTCTAATACCAGCCAGGCTACGAACATTCCGAGGAGTGTCCATGCTTGACCAATTAGATCGTTTAAAAAATCTTTCATTATATTTTCCTCCTTATATTTGATGTTCCACCTGATGGAGCAGATGCAGATAGTGCAGCACCTGTGGCTGCGTTTACTGCAGCACCAACAGCTACCACGGCTGTGACAACAACCTTCTTAGATTCTTCTCTTACCTTTGGAGACATATCCGCACCAACGTTACCAATAAAGTTAATGGCATCGACTGCTGCGGATAGTCCTGGAATTGCTGCTAGGCTTTCGTCTAACTGAATATCATCTGCTTGGGCTGCTACGAATAGGGCTTCTAGTGCCTGTTCATATTCTGGTGAGCCTTGTTCTGAATTCGCAAGAATTTCATTTGCTACAGATATAAGTTCTGTTACTTCAGCAGGGGTTAGTTCTTGCGGATCTACTGTATCTATATTTACTGGTAGTTCTGGGGTTTCTGTTGGGGTTGGCGTGATTGGTTCTGGTACCTCTGGGGTGACAGGTATTTCTGGCTCTTCAATAGGTTTCTTGGTCTCTTCAGGCGTAGGTGTTGGCTCTCTAAAAGGTGGAATGGCTTCCAGTTCCTGTTGAGCAATGTATACGTTCTCCTGTTTATTTGTCACATCGTTAGATGCTATAACAATTATACCTGCCTTTTCTGACTGCTCAGATACGGATGTATCGTAAATCTGTTGAGCATCTTGCTCCTGTTGGGTAGATGTAGACAGATCTGCTTGTGCAGCACTTAAACTATCTTGTTTGTCATTGAGCACCACGAGTAGTTCTGGATCATTTATCATTGGGGCTGTCGCTCCTGGGACTGGTTCTTCTACATAGTATGTCTCTGTTCTGTATTTAGTTACCTCTTCGTATACCGTGACCTCTTCGTAGGTTGTTTCCGTGATAACGCTGTTGCCTAGCCATGCAGCAGGTACAATCTGGAAGCCCTGTTCTGGTGTGTAGTAGTAAAACGATACATTGGCACCACCACCATTCTCGTAATAATATAGTGTGAATGGGTATAGAATTCCTGCCCTAATCCAAACCTGCTGTGAGACAGATCCACCGCCACCCTTATCTCTCCAGTCATTAATCAAATCCATACCTGCAATCGTTAGCTTTGTTCCATCATCTGCTGGAGTATAAAAAGAGTAGTAGCCGTCTGCTGGGACCATAAGGTTACCAGTAAATCTAACAATCACATCTTCTGCGTACCAATTGTTTCCAGTTTGTAAAATGTATCCGCTGCCCCAGTTAAAGTTAATGTTTGGAACTGTGGTTGAGTATGTTGGGGTCTCTGATGCAGATGGAATAGGTGGAGCATTGTTATATCCTCTTCTGTTGAACACATCTGCCACTACGCCACCAACTACCGTTGTTGTGGTTCTAGGAACTGTAACTGTCATTGGAATCATCTCTGTGTAGGCAACCTCTCTGGTGTAGGCTACCTGTTGTGTTGGATGTATCCAGAATGGGTCAGGTATTAGGGCTGTATCGTACTGGAGTTGTGCCGCATCTAGGGCTTCTTGTGCATTAAGTACTGCCTGTTGTTTTACCTGCTTATTTGAAATAGCATTGTTTAGTGTCTCTAAGTTGCCTGATACCGTCAAATCTAGGGTGTGTTTCTGTGCTACCGCTTCTTCATAAGCCCTCTGTGAGGCTGTGAGGGCTTCCTGAGCAGCAGAAAGTTTAGCCTGAGCTTCTGCTACGACTAAATCGTACTCTGATCTATCCTGAGCGAGAGCAGGGAACGAGAATAGTATCGGAAGGAAGGCTAGAAATATAACTACTAATATCTTGATTGGGGTTTTAATGTTAAGTTCTCCTTGTTAGAAATGTCTAACAAAACTATTATAACACTTTTAGAATAAAAGAAAAGGGCTACCGAAGTAGCCCAATCCTATTAGAAGTCCCAGTCATCATCCTGAGTTGCCTCATGCTTTGCCATAACATAGCTAGAACCAGATCCTGAGAAGAAGTCGTGGTTCTCTCCAGAGTTTGGAGATAGTGCTGATAGAATTGCTGGATTTACGTCACACTGGTCTTTAGGGAACAGTGGATCAAATCCTAGATTCATCAGAGCCTTGTTAGCGTTATAGTGCAAAAACTTCTTAACATCTTCTGTCAAGCCAATCTCGTCATACAGGTCTGCAGTATACTTAATTTCATTGTCATATAGCTCCATTAGAAGCTCATATGCGTAGGCAGAGATTTCATCCTTGCGTTCCTGAGTTTCCTCATTGAATGCCTGTTGGAACTTGTAACCAATGTAGTAACCGTGGATAGCCTCGTCACGAATGATAAGTCTAATTAGATCGGCAGTGTTGGTAAGTTTTGCACGGCTTGACCAATACATTGGCAGATAGAATCCACTATAGAACAAGAATGACTCTAGCAATGTAGAAGCAATCTTACGCTTTAGTGGGTCATCTCCACGATAATATTTTAGAACAATGTCAGCCTTCTTCTGAAGGTAAGGGTTTTCCTCACTCCATCTAAAGGCGTCCTCAATCTCCTGTGTAGATGTGAGGGTAGAAAAGATGCTTGAATAACTCTTTGCGTGAACACTCTCCATGAAAGCAATGTTAGTAATAACAGCCTCTTCATGCATTGTTCTTGCATCTGGTAGTAGTGCTGATGCTCCAACTGTGCCCTGGATTGTATCCAACAGGGTTAGCCCTGTAAAGACACGGATAGTCATCAGCTTTTCATTATCATGCAACGTACTCCACGAAGGAATATCGTTAGCTAGTGGCACTTTCTCTGGAAGCCAGAAGTTGGCTGTGAGTTTATTCCAAACATCTAGGTCAACCTGGTCTTCAATTTTATTCCAGTTAACTGGTCTTGTGATTTTCATATTTCCTCCTACAACATACAGCTTACACACTCTGAAACGTCAGTGCCTTCTAGAGCCATTTGACGAATGCGAATGTAGTAAATTGTCTTGATGCCTTTCTTCCATGCATAGATTTGTGCTTTGTTTACATCACGAGTAGTTGCAGTATCCTTAAAGAATAGTGTCAGAGATAGTCCCTGGTCTACGTGCTGGGTTGCAGCAGCATAAACATCAATGATCTTCTCTGGACCAATCTCGTAGGCATCCTGGAAATACTGGCGGTTGTCATTTGTTAGGTAAGGTGCTGGATAGTAGACACGACCCATCTTGCCTTCCTTGCGAATTTCAATCTGTGATGCGATTGGGTGAATCGAACTGGTTGAGTTGTTGATGTAGCTGATTGATCCTGTTGGGGGGACAGCCTGAAGGTTTTGGTTGTAAATACCAAAACGCATTACATTCTGTGCTAGAATTCTCCAGTCTTCCTGTGTAGGAATAAAGATGCGAGCATCTGCAAAAAGCTTCTCAACCTTTTTAGTCTTTGGCTTCCACTCCTGTGTCATATACTTAACGAAGAATGTTCCGTCAGCATACTTAGATTTCTCAAAGCCATCGAACACCTCTCCACGCTCTACAGCAATCTTGTTAGAAGACTTTAGTGCGTGGTATAGAACTGTGTAGAAGTAGATGTTGGTGAAGTCGATAGACTCTTCATCGCCATACATAATCTCTTCTTTACCGAAGTAACCGTGTAAGTTCATCTGACCTAGACCAATAGCGTGTGACTTCCTGTTACCGTCAGCAATTGATGGCACAGACTCAATGTCGCTAATGTCTGATACAGCAGTCAAGGCACGGATAGCAACCTCAACAGAGTTGCCAAAGTTTGGAGAAGCCATCATGTTTGCCACGTTTAGCGAACCAAGGTTACACGAGATATCCTTACCGATTACATCATAGTTTAGGTTGCCCTTATATGTGCTTGGTGTATTCACCTGTAGGATTTCTGAACACAGGTTTGACATATTGATACGACCCTCAATTGGGTTAGCATCATTAACAGTATCTTCATACATGATGTATGGATACCCTGACTCAAACTGGAGTTCAGCAATACGCTCAAACAAGGTGCGAGCCTTGATCTTGGTCTTGCGAATCTCTGGGTTGTCTACGAGTTCCTGATACATTTCTGTTACAGAGATATCGCTCATAGTCTTTCCGTAGACACGCTCAATGTCATATGGCGAGAACAGATACATGTCGTCACCATTCTTAGCAAGTTCAAGAGTGATGTTAGGAATTACCACACCAATGCTGAGGGTCTTGATACGCATCTTTTCATCTGCGTTCTCTCTCTTGGTGTCAAGGAAGCGTAGGATATCTGGGTGGTGTGCGTTTAGATACACTGCCCCAGCACCCTGGCGAGCACCTAGCTGGTTAGCATACGAGAAAGAGTCTTCTAGTAACTTCATTACAGGAATGATACCAGACGACTGGTTCTCAATCTTCTTGATCGGAGCACCTAGTTCACGGATGTTGGATAGGTTTAGTGCGACACCTCCACCACGCTTAGATAACTGTAGTGAAGAGTTAATGGCACGTGAGATTGACTCCATGTTATCCTCAATGCGTAGCAAGAAGCACGATACATATTCTCCACGCTGCTTACGACCTGCGTTTAGGAAGGTAGGTGTGGCTGGCTGGAAACGACCTGTGATGATTTCATCAACTGTGCTCTGGGCTAGTTCTCGGTTTCCATCTGCTAGAAGAAGAGCAGTCATTACTACACGGTCTTCAAATCTTTCTAGGTAGCGTTCGCCATCGAATGTCTTTAGGGCATACTGAGTGTAGAACTTGTATGCTCCAACGAATGTTGGGAAGCGGAACTTGTGCTTGTATGCTTGCTGGAACAGCGACTTGACAAACTCAAAGTCATACTTGTTTAGTAAAGCCTCTTCGTAATACTGGTGTTCAACAAGATAGTTTAGCTTCTCTTCCAGGCTGTGAAAGAAAACAGTATTAAGATTAACATGGTCAAGGAAGTAAGCTCTGGCAGCCTCCTTGTCTTTGTCAAATTGAATCTTGCCGTTCTGGTCATAAAGATTCAACATTGCGTTTAGTTCATGGTAACTATACTGGGTTGTCATTTGGCATCAGCCTTTCTGTGTTGGTTTAGGTTGGGTCTCATACCCCGAAAAGTGTTAGATTTCTATTCTACCACAATGTTTTAATTACGTCAAATCAGCTTCATGTCGAACTGACCAAGGTATTCTTCTACTACCTTTTGTGGTGCGTGAATGACGTTTCTCTCAACGTCCTGGACAGGAACAGTCTTTGGTCTGTCCTTAAGGGTGTGTATCTCTACCACCTGGTTTAGATCTTTTGGTGTGTGGGAGATAGCACCAAAGATAGCACCGCACACAGCATCCGCCAAGTCCTTAGAAAGTTTTCTAGGGTGGTCTACACGGTTCTGCTTTACAATCTTTAGTTCTGTAAGTTCTTCGAACAATAGTTCGATAGACGGCATTACAAGACGCTCTTCATATACAAGCATAGCCATATCCTCATAGTGCTTCTTAGCAACAGATACTGTCTCGGTTCTAATGCCTACTTGTTTTAACTCACTTTGAATGTCAAAGGAGTTCCATCGGTCAAAGCTAACCATGCCTAGGTTAAAGCCCAGTCGTCTTAAGTTTTGGATCCACTGCTTTACTTCTGAAAGGTTAACAGGACCTTCAATCTTTGGCTCCCAGTAGACTACAGCATCTACTACTACCACTGGCATTACTTGTGAGTAGTCTTTAACTACCTGAACATTTACCCACTTCTCAACGTGAGCAATAGCAACAGCACACTTGTCGTGCTTCTGTGCAAGGTCAGCATGGACGAAGTATGTCTTGTCTGGGTCTGGCTGGAATGACTCCATTACACGCTTGCTGCTGTCAATCGGGTTAGCGATTGTCATACAGGCACGGACCTTATCCTGTTGCTTAAAGAAAGCATCCGATGAGAACGAAGGAACACAGGCAAAACGCTGCATGGCATCTGCTAGGTCTGTAAAGAATGAAATCTTAAAGTCTTCAATGCTACGAGTAGGGTTTACCACCCAAGTAGGACGCTTGAGTGCAAATACGCCTGGGTATTTATAGGACAGAACTGTGTCTTCGTCCCACTCAATCTCTAGCGTATTGCCCTCAGCATCTTCTGGTAAGTCTTCATTCATAATAAACTTGTGAGTCTTATGGACAACTTCTTTCTCAGCGATTACGGCATCGTATCTTTGAGAGATAAAGTCTCCAGGATAACGAGGGAACGATAGCAGGGCTACCTTTCCTAGGTCTGGATAGCGAGAGTCTACGGAGGCACGGAAGGCTTTGTAGATGTTGTCTGCGGTCTTACCCTGTTCGTTACCCCCACCGATCTCCTGTGCGAAACCAGAGATCTCATCCAGAACAGCTAGGATAAGGTTAAGACCCTCGTGGCTCTCACGCTCCGAGTGACCAGAGTAAACAGTAATAGACTTATCAAACTCAATGCTTTCAGCCTTGGCATAGTATTTGCCAGCGAACCACGGTGATCGTTCAATCTTAGACTTGAAGCCTTTAAAGAAAACGTTCTTAGCCTGTTGTGCGTTAATAGCTACGTTAATAATATCAATAGCGTCACCTGCTGGCTTACCGAAATAGCGAGCAGGGTCCTTTAGGCAAAGAAGTTTGTAAACAATATATGAACAAGCAACAGTAGAAGTAAAGTCCTTACCGCTACCCTTACCAAGCTGTAGGATGATTTCGTTCTTTGTGTATTTCTTGTAATGCTGTCTACCCTTTTCGTCACCCATGATATCAATGAGGTCTTCCATCTTGTAGATCTGGCTCATTGCTTCTACCACGTCATACTGAACATCGGATAGTGGTGGCTGTCCTAGGTAGGCTTCACCTTCAACAAAGGTCTTAGCATCGACTGGATACTCTTCAAAGTTGTCAGACTTGAGGGCATCTAAGAAATCATCAAACATCGTTGTTGACCACCACGGTAATTACTTCTTGTTCTTTAGAGACTTCAGACAGCCTACGCATAATCTTGTCTCTAATCTCTGGGTGTTCACTAGCAATGTCACGAAGGATGCCTACGAGAACATCTTGCTTACGCTCAATCTCAATCATCTCTTCTGCTAGTTCCTTGTTCTCAAGTAGACCAGCTTTCTGTAGCATATCGATACGAGTCTTCTCTAGGTCCATCACAAGCTTGATACCTGCGGTCTTAGCCCCTAGGTTAGCAACAGTAGTTGCTTCATCGATAACTTCATATGCTTTGTTAATTAGTTTAGAATAGTGTGTGTCTGCACCAACAAGTGCTTCCTTGGCACGAGCACGGATAGCAGCATTGTCTGCAGCCATCACACGCCACTGGTTGATATGTGCTACAACCTTTTGTCTTGGTAGAGCCATCTCTTTTGAAATCTGGGTAGGCTCTTCACCCTGGAGATACTTCTCCACAACCTTGTTCATTTCGTCAAGGTGTTCAATCGTTAAGTCTTCAACTGACATTTGTGTTTCTCCGTCCACGCTTAGTTGGAATACGTCTTACTCGGTCTACCCTGAATGACCTGAAGCATCCTGCAGATCGCTTGTGAACCTCAAAGCAGTCTACCCACATTACGCCTGTGTCTGTGTTTGTGGTAAGGCTATGAAACTTGAAACGCATTCCATGCTCACCAGAGATCTTGATTAGGTCTCCGCTATTGATTACAAAGTTGCCAACCTCAAGGTCGTATACTCTGTTGAATTTGGTTAGTCTTACCTTTGTGCTTTTTCTTTTAATCATCTCTTTGACTTCCTTAGTCCGAACTTAGCTAAATAAACGTAGATAGTTTCTACGCTGGTTCCGCATTCCTTTGCAATCTGCTCTGGCGTTTTCTTATCAACATGGTAACGCTTTTTTAACCATACCTCACTAGTATACAGCTTCGCCATTACTTTGTCAACCTTTCCCAGTTATTAATTGCATAATGACCAATGCCAACTGCATCAGCAATATCATTATCACTAATTACTTTATCATACTGAACTTCAACAAAATGTATGGTCTTCTGCTTACGTTGTTCTCTGGTCTGTGTTTTAATCCAGGAGTCAGACTTCCCTGGGTTGTCCGCCTTCATCTTCGCAATCTCTTCCTTGCTTGGTTTCTTGTTACCGATAAAGTTTTGCCATGTGATTGGAGCTACCGATCTAATTGTTGGAATGCCAAGAGTCCCAAGAAGGGACCCCTGAACCAGTGCTAGGTCTGCTGCTGTCTTAGGACTATTCATAAATACTGTGTGCTCAATTACAATTGCATCAATGCTTATTAGGTTTGTTGAAAATGCAAGAACTTTCTTTGCAGCATCCACTACTTTAGCATATGTATTTATTCCAGCAAAAGCTATCTTGCCATAGTCTACTAGATCTTTATCTACGAAGATAGCGTATGCGAGGCTGTTAGTGCTGGCATCAATAGCCATGATGGTCTTTGGAGTGTCACTCAGATTACTTATCTTCATTCATCAGACCTTTAATTTCTTTTAACGCTTTTTTAACGTCTGATGGATTTGTAATACATTTCTGACAGGTTTGTGAATCGTTATAGATTGATAGCTGACTATTGCAAGACTTACACAAACGCTCCTTACCTACTCGGTTTTTAATCCTAGTGATAAGGTAGCGTTGTGCAATCTTCTCTTTGGTAGCCTCTTCACGACATTCTGCGGAGCAGTATATCTGATAGTTTAGCTTTGCATCGAAGGCGTTGTCACACCATTCACAGTGTTTGTTTTTCATCTAGTGGCTCCAGTGATCTAATTTTGATCTCTCCAGAACCAGCAAGGTCGCACGTTGCCCTAACAGGACAAGTCTTGCAAATCTTTGAATTGGATCGGTAGTTCTTCTCAGGAAGCTTTTTCTCTTCCCAAGCAGTTCTAACGTTTCTCATCCATTCAAATGTGTTCTCTACCCACTGAAACATGTACTCATTTAATTCTACAGGAAAAATCAGAATGTCGTGATTGTTCTTGTTCTCATAAATCAATACTGCTTTGTTCTTATTCTTAATCTTCATGTAGATAAGTAGCTGGACTAGGTGTCCAACCTTTGGCTTACCTGCAACCTTACGATACTCAAATCCCTCGTTAGGCATGGTCTTGATTTCACCAAGTAGTTCCGAGCCTTCCCAGTTGAGCATAACGTCACCGTATCCAAAGATAGGTGGGTTCTCGTAAGTGATTTTGAATTCAGAATCTACTAGGAAGTCTGGGACATTGCCCATAGCTTCCTGGATTCTTTCGTGTGCCTTTGTACCAGCAGTCATGTTTGCTCCACCATATGCATCTGCATTATCGGTAAAGTTAGCACCCTCAAACGCTAGATACCAGTAGCGAGGACACTCTCCGTGAGAGAATGCAATCGTACTAGGTGCGAATGTTTTCTTGGTCTGGAACTTGTCCACACGATTGATTGTATACCCAGAATTGATCTTGTCAATTAGGGCTTGCTTATCTATGAATGATGGACGAGAGTTTGGGTTCTCGTCTTCTTTCTTAAGCATTACTTGTTGCAATAAACTTTTAGCCATGATATGTTAGCGAGTAATATATTTAAGTGCTGATACTAAGTTATTAATTGACTCAGCAGCAGTATAGTAAATATTCTTCTTCGCTCTATCTCCTTTATCTACGTTAGTTAGCCATGTGGCTTTGAAGGACATTTTAGCTGCAATTGCTTGCAATCTAACAATCTCCACAGTTGCAACATTCAGAGGAATGTCTGGCTTGAGAATTACCTTGGCAATAAAAGTAAGAGCAGTGGTTAGCTCTTCATCATTCATAAACTCGGCTATCTCTGTAAGACCATTAATCTGTTCGATAGTTGTTTGTTGCTGTTCCATTTGTATCCTTAATGTTGTAGTTCTATTATACACTATCAGGTGGTAGTTGGTCAAGTATCATTTCTAATAGGGATAGTTCAATGACTGCTAGTCTTGTTTTAATACCCTCTTCACCAAGCACAATCACAATAGCTGGATTGTCGTTATTGCGAATAGCATCGGTAGTAGCCTTAGCCCATACCTCTTTGTTAATGGTAAAGGACTTACCGACTTCCTTGAAGTCAACGGTAAATCCCTCCCACGATGCGTCGCCTTTGTGTGTTCCACGACCAGAGTTCTTGTGTTGTTTAGCCCCTAGTCGCTTGCTCTCTGAACGCTCACTCATTTACCCACGGCACACAGACACAATTATTGTTCGCACATGGACCACAGACAGCACCATCTGGCATACCATCGCCTTTAAATAGGTCGCAATAGCAACCTTCGGTATTATGATTCATCTTGAAAATCTTTCTTGTTTCGTTTGGTGTTGAGCTCAACTGTGCTTACATGTCTTTCTGGACACATCCACGACAACTGTTTTGTTTCCGCATACAGACGGAGGGTTTTAACCTCCGCCTTGCATACGTGGCATCTGAACTCTCCGTGATATAGATTATACTTCGCCATTAACCATAGCCTTAATCTTATCCTGTAGGTCTAGATCTTCTCGTACTCTTGCTACGAACTTATCTCTACCCTGGAGTTTGTCTGTGGTTCCAGGAATGATATACCAGGCTCCTGTGCGTTCTACAAGCCCCATCATCTCTGCAGTATCCACAAGGTCACCGATGCTATCAACGCCAACCATAGGACCTCTGAAATAGAAATCATATTCGCCACTTTGAAACGCAGGACTCGTCTTAGAGAATTGAACTTCCCAACGGACTTTACGACCCACCTTTTCTTCGATAAGCTTGTCGCCAATTGCAATCTTACCCTTGATAGCTTGGTTGTCAGACTCAGAGCTAAAGAGTTTAATAACGGTAGAAGAGTAGAACTTAGTTGCTTGCCCACCAGACGGCTGCTGGCTTGTATACATTGCACTAATGTTATTGCGACTCTGACTAATAAGGACAAGCATTGTAGGCTTAACCTTGTTATTTGCATAGTTGAGCATCTTCCACGCATTACTAAAGTCTCGTGACTCTGCTCCAATTTGCTTAGTATTCTCCAGTTGCTTGAGTTCATCTGAATCCTTCTCAAAATAAATAGCAGGAAGTAGTGATGTAATTGAGTCAACCACGATGATATCTACACCTGCGTTCATCAAGTTGGTTCCAACGTCTACCATCTCATTGATAGTGCGAGCCTGTGATACGATAAGGTTTTCTGTATCTACCCCAAGCTTCTTAGCCCAGTCTTCAGAGTAAGACATTTCAGCATCGATCCAAGCACATAACTTTCCCTCTTCTTGTGCCTGAGCAATCATCTGTAGACAAAGTGATGACTTTGCCGATGACTTGCTTCCCCAAATCAATACCTGACGACCTAGCGGTAGCCCACCGTTTAGAGCACGGTTCAGACCAAAGCTAGGAGTCTTCTGAAACGTAGTTTCAAATCCTGCACCGTTAGATAGACGCTTACGAATGCGTGGATCTAGGAGTGCCATAGCTTCTTCAAATGTAGTCATTATGCCAACCCACTAATCTTGTCTGGGTTGAATCCAGACCAAGCATCATCGTCTGTAATGACCACAGGAGCCGCCTGGAAGCCCTTTGATATAATCATGTCGTATGCCTCAGTATCGACTGTAATGTCCACTGTGGAGTACTTGATGCCCAGCTTGTCCATGGTACGCTTTGTTGCATCGCATTGTACGCAATTAGGCTTTGTATATACTGTTACTGTCATTAGAAACCAACTCCATGTTTGTGTGCTCGTAGTTTATTAATGCTAGTCTTGTTCTCAAATGCGTAGTCCAGGGATACTGTAGTGTAGCCCTCTTCTACTAGACCTGCATACAGGTCAAAGGTGCGGATTAAAATGTCCGCCATCTCGTCTGCGATAGCCTCTGGACCCTTATCCTTGCGGATAGCTTCCATAACCTCAGTAGCCTCTGATACAATCATCATTAGCTGCTTGGTCATAAAGATATCGATCTGCTCTTGGTTTGCGTTTTTAATAACATCCCAGAAGCCTTTTTCTACTGCCAACTCATGCAATTCAATTGCAATTTCATCAAACATTAAATACATCCTCCATAATTATTGTTCCGTCTTTGGTTTCACCCAAAGAGAATTTGTAAACGTTACCCTCGTCAATCTTCATGTATGCTTTGGCATACGCTGTAGGGAATACGGTAACGCTGTGTAGGTCACGGTCAGCATCTGCTACGACTAGAGAAGCCATCTTCTTGCCAGCCTTAGTAATGCGTGACTTGAATGACACTACGAATAGTTCATCGCCCTTGTAAGGCAACTGACGATAGTTTAGAATCTTAATTAGACCAGAAGTGTTGCCCCTAATCTCGTCTGCTGGAATAGCAGTTACGATTCTGTTATCGCTTGCGAGTAGAATGTAAGTTCTACCTGCTTCGATAGTGGTCTGTTCTTCGTCGAAGACACCAACACTACCAGTCTTATCTAGGATCTCTACACGAGACCATCCTTTACCACGCTTAATGCTCTTAACCATTCCCATAAGAATGTAAGCACCCTTTTCTTCATACTCCTCAATGTCATTGATGAAAGCATGGTAGTGCTGTGGAACAGAGATATTAAACTCTGGAAGGTTTAGATACTCATAGAGATTCTCTTTAACTTCCTGATCGTTTCTAGGATTGTCATCAAAGGTTGCGGCACCAATCATTCGCAGTGCCTGTAGAGCACGAGAGTTGACTCCGTTACCCTTGCCAAATGTAAACTCTTCTAGCTCCTTATAGGAAGCAAATGGACGAGCCTCAATATACTTAGCAGCAATGTTATCACTAATAAACTTAATAGCAGTTAGTCCGAATCGGATACCCTTGCCATCGATAGTAAAGTCCATGTCAGATTCGTTGATGTGTGGCAAACGAATAGGAATACCCATACGCTTTGCTTCAATCAGATACTCGGTGCGAGCATCCTTGTCGCTCTCGTTCTTTAGAAGAGCAAACATAAACTCTAGTGGATAAGAATACTTAAGCCATGCTGTCCAGTATGATAGCGTTGAGTATGCTACAGCGTGTGACTTATTGAACGAATACCCTGCGTGGGCTTCAAAGTCTTGCCATAGTTCTTCTGCTTGCTCTGGACGAATGTGCTTAGAAGCACCCTTGACGAACTCGCTCTTGAACTGGTCAAACTCTTTGGCATCTTTCTTCTTACCAATGATCTTACGAACCTTGTCAGCAGTAGCCATAGTCATTCCACCAAGCTCCACACAGGCTTGCATAACCTGTTCCTGATACAAAATACATCCGTAGGTATCAAGTGTGAATGGCTTCATCAACTGGTGGTGGTAAGAGATGTTCTGCTTACCGTGCTTACGAGCGATGTAGTCCTTACCAATGGTGTTCATAGCACCTGGACGAACTAGAGCGTTAGATGCGGCAAGTTCGTTAAAATTCTTGACACCCATCTTGACTAGTAGGTTGGTGTAAGGCGTAGCTTCACATTGGAACACACCCTTTGTGTAACCCTCGGATAGCATCTTGTAGACGTTTGCATCTTCCATGTTAATGGTGTGCAGGTCAATCTTGTTTCCGTGACGTTGTTCGATAATCTTAACAGTGTCCTGAATAACAGATAGTGTCTTTAGACCCAGAGCATCAATCTTAATTAGACCAATACGCTCTGCTTCTTCCATGTCTACTGCTACTACTGGAATGCGTTCCTTGCTACCTGGGGCAGTACGAGTCTCTAGTGGAGCATACTTAAAGATAGGCTCTTTGGAAGTTACCACACCTGCAGCGTGGATACCAGTGCCACGGATGCGACCACGAAGTTGCTCTCCGTAGTATTCAATCTCTGGATACTTCTCACGGAACTCTGCAGTTGACTTAGATGTGCAATACTCATCCCAGTCGTCCACAAGCTTAAGAACCTTGTTAACGTCAGGTAGTGGGATGTTTAGCACACGAGCAATGTCTCGCACGATACCCTTACCCTTGAACTCTAGGAACGTAGCGATAGAAGCAACGTGACGATACTGGCGAACCAAGTAGTCCTTTACTTCTTCTCGGCGTGAGTCTTGAATATCGGTATCGATATCTGGGAAGTCATTACGCTCTGGGTTAATGAATCGGAAGAATAGTAGACCGTGAACAATTGGATCAATGTCTGTAATCTCTAGGGCGTAGCAGAGCAGAGAACCTGCAGCAGAACCACGACCTGGACCCACCATGATATCTTCTTTCTTAGCCCATGCAATCATAGAACGCACTACTAGGAAGTAGGGACCGAAGTTCTTGTCCTTGATAATCTGTAGCTCTTCGTCAAGACGGTCTAGGTATTCCTGCTTGTCGGCAAGACCCTTTTCCTTTAGACCAGCTATGGCAAGGTCGTAAAGTTCTTTGTCTGGGTCTTGGAACTGAACAGGCAGTAGGTCTGCGTAGTCCTTAATGTCGTAGTCTTCAATCTGGTCAGCAATATCGATACTGTTCTGATACATGTCCTCACGGTCAATACCCTGAGCAAGCATAGCGTTACGCATCTCTTCGTCAGATAGCAAGTGAATGTCAAAGTCCTTGAAAGACATTTGACGGTCTGCACCATACAGGTAGTCTAGCTTGTCGTTTAGATTGTCGAACTCTTGTGTGCCAGCAAAGTTTGTATCTGCAACAGTCTTGTTAGAGTAAGAGTTGAGGATTAGTTTAAGTTCCTGAATCTCTTTCTGTGATACGTCTGCGTGGTGGCAGTCTGGAGTGATAACAGGCTTGACACCAAATTCATCGGCAAGTTCAAGTAGCAACTTGTTTACTTCTGCTGGGTTGTGTGGCATAACCTCAATGTAGTAGTCGTCACCAAAGGTCTTCTTAGCCCACTGGATGTGTTCCTTAGCTACTGCTAGGTTTTCTGCTTCGATAGCCTTTGCTAGATACCCAGACAAACAGCCTGAAGTAATTACCAGACCTTCTTTATACTTCTCTAGAATGTCCCAGTCCATGCGTGGCTTCTTGTAGAAACCCTCGGTCCAGGCAAGTTCGTTTAGCTTGTTAAGGTTCTCTAGACCCTTTGCATTCTTAGCTAGAATGATAAGGTGATTGTAGTTTAGATTGAGAAGATCAGTCTTGTCTTTCTCTTCGTGGTCAAAGCGGTCCTTGGTGATGTAGCCCTCAATACCGAGAATAGGCTTGATACCTGCTGCTTTGGCAGCACGATACATCTCACGGTGTCCTGATAGCGAACCGTGGTCTGTGATTGAAATAGAAGTCATACCCACAGACACAGCACGGTCAACGTATTCCTGTGGGGTAGCAATGCCATCGAATAGGCTGTAGTGTGTGTGAACGTGTAAGGGAGCGTAGCTCATTAAAATCCTTTGTCTAAATAAAAGTTTGAGTGGGGCAGTTTACAGTGATGCCCAGCACAGGTTTTTACCAGTCAGTGTTGCTAGATGTTACAGACGAACCCTGGTCGAATCCGAAGTAGAAGTTATCCTGATCTGCGTAAGCAACTTCACGAACAACCTTTTCGAGATCGAAGGTCTCTAGTTCTCCCCAAGCATAAGGCTCGGTGTCTGGCTTAGTTGGAAGCAAGGTGTAGCTGGTTTCAGTTCCCTGACCATTACGCTTGATCTTCCACTCTAGGTTAGAGATAGAACCAGTCTCTAGTGCATACTCACGAATGGTGTTGAATGCTGACTGCTTGCTGATACCCTGCGACCATACAGCCACATAAGGATCTTCGGTTCCATCGTCAACTACTACGTTGCAGTAGAAGCGTAGGCGTGAACGCCAACCCGACTTAGGCTCCTTGCGAGCCATCTCACAACCAAAGCAGCGACCCTCTGAATCGATAGTACATGCTGCCTTACGCTTGAAGTCCTTTGGATTGGTGTGCTCTGACACTACAACCGAAAGACCTCGGCTTTCCGAATAACTTGCTGAATCTGCATCCAGCTCTTCGATGAAACGAATCTTTGCAGACTGTCCATCTGCCAGCTTGACCCAACGGACCTTCTGACCTGTGCTTTCATATTTTGGCTTGTCAACAATAGCGTTGATATCTTTAAGCCCTCTGATGATACTCATATATATTTCTCCTAATTTGTATTGGTTTATTAGTTTAGCATACTCGCTATGGTTTTGTCAAATGTTTCTTCAATATTTTTTATTTCTTCATCTGACATGTCACCGATATCTTTGTATTGCTTATCTAGTTGTATTACGCTAACACGATTGCCTAATCTTTCGATTAGTTTATCTTTCATGTTACCGCCAGCTTCATCGTTATCGGCAATAACATAAATGCTATTGAAATACTTTTGAAGTAGGTCTGTTTGAAAGTTAGATACGTTTGCACCTAACGTTGCTACTGCAGGAAAGCCACACTGGTCTAGGCGAATGGCATCAAAGGATGATTCCACTACATAGACTCTATCTGCTGTCTTTACTCTGTGTAGATTGAATAGGACTTTGCTCTTTGGTAGTCCTGGCGTGTTCTTAAAATCTTTACCCTCAACGGAGCGACCAACGAAGCCAACTTCCATTCCGTCTGGTGATGATACAGGGATAGTCACCATGTCCTGCTTTTCTGAATACCCTAGGCTAAACTTTTTTACAGATGCTTCTGTAATTAGTCTGCCATTGTAGTAACGCATAGCACGAGGCGACTCAAGTGCTTGCTGGTTTAGTCGCTTAATCTGTAGTTCATCATATGGTGTGTAGAGTGGCTTAGTGTGAAGCTTTTGCTCAATCTCCATGCCCAGGTTTGTCTCAGTTTCCTTTGACTTGATGAAACGCTCTGCCTCAAAGAATGTGCGACCAGAGGTATGCATAACTAAAGCGGTTAGATTACAGACGTGCTGACACGAAAAGCAAAAGAAGAATCCAGAACGCTTGTCAACTTCACCTGCTGGTGAGCGGTGATTGTTGTGAAAAGGACAGAAGATAATGTAGTCAGAATCTACTTCTGATTCGACTGTGATTCCTGATCCTGCAATGACCCTTTTGATTTGTTCTTGTGAGTAGGAACTGCCAAGGTTCCGTCCATTCCCTCTATACATTTGCTCTTTTTTCTTCCTAAGTATGTTCCATATGATGTTAGCTTAAATTCAAAATATTCTTTGTCGCTGTTATAGTATATCGTAAAGTCTGGGTCCATGTCAAGTCTTGGCACAAACCCATCTTCACGCATCTGTATTGTTAATAATCTAATGTATTCAATTTTAAGTCTACCTATCGTAGCATCATCTTTGATGATACCTTCAAGGTTAAAAGTTTTAATAGACTTATGATGTAAATTTTCCACATTCTATTATAACCGATAATTACTTGTCTTCGTAGTCCTTGTACTTGTACCAGCCCTTGTCAAAGTCTACCTGGACTAGGAACTCACCCATAAACCCATTACGGTTCTTGCGGAACACACACTCAAGAATGTCAGAGTTAGTGGCACGACCAAGTGCTAGAACCCAGTCAGCATCGTAAGCAATCTGGCGTGACCAAGCAGTCTGACCTAATGTAGGAACAGTGTCTAACTTGTTAACGTCATCTGGCGTAGCGGACGAGATAGCAATGATTGGCATCTCTTCGCTAATAGCCATAAGCTTTAGTTCACGAGAAAGGTTCTTCATCTTAACAGTCTCGTTCTCAGACTTCTGGTTTGGAGACATTAGCTGTAGGTAGTCAACGATAACTAGGTCTGGCTTATACTGATCAATCTTTCCACGAATAACCGATGGTGTAACTTCCCCACCAGAATCGTTAGAGATAATGTGGAACTCTGGCTTACCCTGAAGTTCTTTCTTGTGCCAACGCTTTAGGTCTTCAATCTCTACCTGACCGTTGCTCAACTTGCGGTGTGACCACAGACCCTCACCCATGATAGCAAACACACGGTTACGAACTTCTGTCTCCGACATTTCAAGTGAGATGATTAGTGGCGACTTGCCCTGCTTCCATGCCTGAACTGCCATGTAAAGAGCGAACCAAGACTTACCGATACCTGGGTAGGCTAGGAACACGCCTAGCTGACCTGGAGTAATGCCAGCAGGTAGATAGTTGTCAAAGCCTGGGAGACCAGTCTTGATACCAACAGAGCCAAGTTCATTCTGCAACTTTAGGTTCTCAAAGTACGCAACAGCAGAGTCAATGTCCGTAGCATCAATGTCACGGATTACTGCTGTGTTCTTCTTTAGCTCTGAAGTCTTAGCAATTAGATCTTCTAGGGCTTTGGTTCCCTGACCTGCCTGAACTTCTGCTGCTGTAGACCTTAGAACGTCCTTTAGGCTGTCATTAAGGAACTCTGCCTGTAATTCCTCTAGGTGATATTTGGTGGCTCCTATGCCCTCCACAGGGGCGAAATCACGAAACTTATCTACTACTAGAGATACAGGTGGCACGGTTCCATTAGTCTCTGAATAGTCACGAATGAACTTCCAGATATCGTTATGGGTACGAAGGATGTTGTCAACGTTTGCCTGTAGCAAGACGTGAACCTGCTTGTCATCTAGTACTGCTGAAATCAGCTTTGCTTCAATATTACTCATTTAGCCACTCCTTAGCCTTTTGACGGCGTTCGGCTCTCTCCTTAAGGTCTTGTTCATACTGTGCTCTAGCATCGATAATCTTATCTGCATAGTTCGCAAAGTATTTCCATGTTGGTGTTTGTGCTACCGAGAAGTAATACTCCAATAGGTCGTAGCATTCTGGTAGTGTGTATGATTCAATTAGGGCATCTGCAGCCCACTGCTCAACGTTTAGATTGAGCGTTACTCGTTCTTCATAGTGCTTAGTGTGAAGCTTTGCGTAACGAGAAAGCAAAGCCATTCGGTCTTTGCGTTCAGCCATTACTTGCCTTCGATCTCGCCTTGAGCCTCGTTAACCTTTTCCTGAAGTTTTGTCTCAACAAATGCGTATACACGCTCAAAGGCTTCGCTGGTGGTCTCACCCTCACGCTTATTATCCTGGACCTCTAGGTCAATTCTCAATGATTGGAAGTTGCCTAGGTTAAGCGTGTAACCTAGACCAATCTTTACTTTAGTTGTTTCGTTCTCCATACCCATATCTTTCTCTAAATGGATTCAGACCAAACAGGGATAAACCTGCCGTCTTCTGTCCTTGTATATGTAAGTATACCATCTCCCATGCGTCTTGTCAACTCTTGTTTTGTGGGAGTTACATCATTGGTGATTAGACCATCTAATCTTGGTCTGCCGTGGTGGTATGATGCTAGTATATCACGAAGTTCTCTAACTTGCAACTCCGAATAATAACTTCTTACTTGCCATCCTGTTCCTCCGCCTTTTTGAGAACCCATTGCTGGAGGAATGATACCACGATAAACTAACTGCGGCATATACTTCTTGTGTCTATTTACTAGCTCTGCTGTCTGCCCCACTGTGTAGGCACGAAGCCTGTTCTTTTTGAAATCACTAATAAGACAACTTTCTATTCTATCTTTTGTAATGTTATAGACTGACATTATTCCATTAGATCGATTGATGTGATGAGAGCGAACAAGGTCGCCATTTAAGAACCAGACTTTTTTGCTGCCCTGAATAACTGGGGCTTTGTTATAGTCTTCTCTAGATAGAGCAGCCAAGACTACTTCCTAACGCCAACTGCAATTACGTTTAGACGGACTGTAACATCCTGCTTTTTACCTAGATTATAGTTAACCTGAACTGTTACGCTATTTGCCGTTACAGCAGTAATAACAACTGTAACATCTTTTCCAAGATCTGTATTATTTCCAGTCTCAGCGACTTGTGGTGTTACAGTTACGATTGGTGGGTAAAGGAATCCGCTGCTGTCAAATGGGATTGTCTTTGTAACCTTGTCAGACGTGTTTTTAATGTTGTCGCTGAACTTAAGTGTAGTTGCAACAATCTTAGTATCTGCTGCTGAAAGCGTATCTCTGGTCTGTCCAGGATTATCGTTATTAAAATAGTTACTGGTCTTAGACCTTGCCAACTCAGCCGATAAAGAATTAACCTGTTCAACTAGTTGGTACAGGTAAGAGTAGTCCATTGGTTGACCTCTTTGAGGTAGTTGTAGTGCCATATAAAGATTATATCACAATAGTGCTTCCGCCATCAACAACTATAGGCTTTGTTGTGACAGAATCTGATGCCACTAGCTTTGCATATTCGCTAACTACCTTTGTTTTGGTAGGCAGTTGAACCCATATTTGAACATACTTTGGGTTTAAAATATCTGTAGTTTTGTATACTTCTGGAATCTTTACCGAAAAGTTGCTTGCAGTGGTTGTATTAACAAACTGCCATGGTGTCCAACTTACATCATCTTCACTCCACCTAGCATATCCGTCAAATGTGGTGTTCTTAAGTATTGCTGGAATCTCCCAGTTAACAAATATAGAGGCATCGTCCGAACTTATAGATAGATCTACAGTAGATACTCCATTGTCTGCCAGAATTTCTGAAAGCTTATTTCCAGTCAATACTGCTACTGGTGACCACTCAGATGTGCTTACACCACTCTCGGAGACAACACGGTATCTTAAATAGTATTTACCATCATCCGTCATGTATGGCTGGTCTTCTAATGGTATCTCTACTCTTTTAACTACCTGCCGAGATAGCACCTCATATGCTGTAATTAGTATTGGCTCTGAAAGACTTGCTGTAGAACCTGCTGCTAGACTTTGCTGTTGTATTGTTCCATGGTTAGCAACCTTTGCTGCATATCTAACAGAGTTAACAGAAATATTAGTGAAGCCAACCAGTTTCAGTACTGATATAGCATCTCCCTTAGATAGACCAACTACATCTGGAACAATAGCCATTATTCCACATCCAGAGCATATCTAAATTCAATAAAGTTTGATGTGTTTTGCTTTTTGGGAATTGCTCTTGGGTATCCCTCATAGTTTGTTGATACCTCGGAATATCCAACAAGACCATAGACAGAACTAATATTTGCAATGTTCTCAAACCTCATCGCATCTAGTGCTACATAGTAGTTTGCTGACTTAGACGATACGGAAGTAATGCCACCCACTGGAATAGACCCAGTATATTTAAGAACGTTATTAGACACATATGTAATTTCATGTCCTTGTAGTGTACTTTCTGGTGCTCCTGTTGGGTTCAGGTATACTGTGTGACCCACGGCATATCCGTGAGGGTGTGCGGTTGTAATTGTCACAACTCCAGCAGCCTGGGTTGCAGTTGCTGAATACTTTGCAGCGACTGATGCATAAATAATTGCGTAGTCTGCAAGAGTCCAGGCAAACTGTGAAGTCTGATATAGGTCTTGCAATTCTTGGGTGGATACGAAATATCTATTATCTGAAAAGTCTGTGGAGCTGTCTAGCCTTACGTTCATCTGAGCAAACTCTGCTGTGTGTTCTCCTGCTAGGTGGTCTACTGATGCAAACCTAACCATTATCTTTGCGTAGTCAATTGCTGTTCCTCCAGAAATACCGTTTTCATCAATCGCTTCTTTGCTTAGGATAGAGAATGCTAGTTTAAGTTGATCAACTGGGGACTGCTTAGATAGGTCTACGTTAATATCACTTTTGTGAATGTGCATAGCATCAATGTCTTCAACCTCAAGACCGTATGTTGCGTCTTCAACTATGGAGCACGAATCTCCTCTTAGGACAATTGTATCATTTAGGAACCTAGGCTTTTCTTGTCTATTAATTCTTAGGTCTAGGGCGAATGCTTCGTTGTCTGCATTTACCATAAAGATCTTTCCCTCTGTCTCTGTTGCTGCTACTGAAGGATCTATAGAGTCATCTTGGTTCGATAGCTTTTCTGTTATTTCTGGTATGGCTACTACACCACCATTTTTGTGAGCTGCCCAGACTTCAGTTTCTGAAAATAAAAATATTGGCTGACTATCAAGACCGTTTGCGGATGGATTCTTTACAGCTGGATAGATTCCTAGTTCTGTAATCTCATACTTGTCTGGAGTAGGTAGTTCGGCTGTCAGAACGACCTTTGAGATTCCATTTTCACGCACATAGCCACGAGATGTGATTGGAATGCGAAGCATCTCAAAGTCTAGAGATTCTTTAAATGTGTAGCTATATGATGCGTTTCCAGAATATCCACTTAGGGTAGTTAAACTTATGGTGTCTGTGGACTCTATAAGAAAAGAAACAGTCGTAGAAGTTTTTGCTGTAATAACTCTTGTGCCATCTATTCTTGGATCAACGTCTACTATGTAGATTGAGTCTGCGATGTTGAAGGTATGGCTTTGGGCATTGCTAAATGTGATTGTTGCTACTCCGCTGGAAGCTGCCTTCTTGGTAACGCTAAACGTTAAGTCCTTTTTTGGCTTTGCCCCACATCCAACTGCAATATATGATGCATAGGCAGGAACCTGACCCAATAGGTATTTTGTAATAATATATCTTCCAGTATTAGTAATCATAATATATTAATTATACCACCCAACTTGGTCGTCCGATGAGAGAAACTCAATTTCTACCCTTTCGTTTGCCGTAAAGTCTGCTAATTCAATTACGATAGTGTTGCTATTGTTCATGTAAACGTTATAGGTGCTTCCATCTGGATTGTTTGGAAAGTCTGGCAATCTTACAGATAGGTCAATCTCGTACTGATTAAAGTATGCTTTATCTATTCCCTGAAGAGGTATGATATTGAATGGGGAATAGCGATCTGACAAATCTGAGATATTTGCAATTGGATTATATAACTGAGTTATACCATTTACAGAATAGTTTCTGGAGATAGATAGCAACTCAATACCAGCGATTTCCTGGAAAATTCTTTGGGTTGCTGTAATTTCTCCCACTGTAGTATCTTGTGTAAGGAACAACTCTCTGGTTGCCACCTTAAGACCCTTGCCAGTTTGGACTCTTGCTGGAGTTTTGGGAGTAGAAGGCTTTGCTGGAACATTTCCTGTTGTATTTCCACTAGTTCCTCCGCCAACTGGTATCACACCATTGGAATTTCCTGGAAGCCTTCCTCTTTCAACCATATCTTTTCCAGGTGGTCTTTTAGATCTTTCAAACCTGTCTTGAGTTATTGGTGGCTTGTAGTTATCGTAAGCGATTTTTCTTTTTTTCCAAGCTTCCCATTCTGA